AGCTCCGCAGCCAGCTCTACAGCCAGCTCTACAGCCAGCTCTACAGCCAGCTCGACAGCCAGCTCTACAGCCAGCTCGACAGCCAGCTCGACAGCCAGCTCTACAGCCAGCTCCGCAGCCAGCTCCGCAGCCAGCTCTACAGCCAGCTCGACAGCCAGCTCTACAGCCAGCTCTACAGCCAGCTCCGCAGCCAGCTCCGCAGCCAGCTCTACAGCCAGCTCCGCAGCCAGCTCCGCAGCCAGCTCGACAGCCAGCTCGGCGGCCTAAAGAGCTTTTTTTTGAATAATAGGTGGGGTGCGCAGCACTGGTGCTCCTGGGAGGCTTTTTATCTATTTGGGCATGAAATCGGGGTTACATACAATGCTTCCGATATTGCGCTACTTCAGGAGTGGGGACGGCTTAGCAAGTCGGTCGGATGGTGGGCACCTTGGGATGGAATCTGCTTCGTGAGTGATAGGCCGCGCGTTGTGAAATTCGACGACCAATTAAGGCTTCACAACGAGAACGGCAAAGCAGTAGAATATTCAGACGGCTGGGGTGTTTCGGCGTGGCACGGAACTCGCGTCCCGGATGAATGGTTAGAAAATCGCGACAATATCGACCCTACGGAAGTTCTTCGGACATCCGATGTCGAGCAACGCGCGGCAGGCGCGGCTATTATCGGATGGCCCAAGATGGCTCGCATATTAGACCGTAGAATTATCGATGGAGACCCCGAGACAGATATCGGGGCGCTGATTGAGCTTTCGTTGCCGGGACTGTCTGAACCTGGGAGATTTCTGCAAGCAATATGTCCACGCAATGGAACGATTGTTGAGGGAGTTCCGCGAGTGAGCGATATTGATAATCTTCCTATCGAGACGGCAATGGCGGCGCAGGCTTGGCGTGATGGACTACCCGCTAGCGAGTATCAGCACCCACTATATCGGACTTAGACAAAGGAGAACGCAGCAATGAAACGTACTGTAATTGCCCAGCAGGGCGAGGTGAAGGTTTTCAAGATCGACGCAATTCCGGCTGGGATTGTGACTCGCTCTCCCGAGAGGATCAGGAGCGGAGCGGCGATCATTTCGCACAGCGAGCAGGGGAACCACCATGTTGTCGCTGGCGCCGATGTCATGGAACGGACGGACAACGTGCCGGTCGGTATGGCGATCTTTTACGCCATCTGTAAAGACCCCACTTCGCTCAGGCAGGATGCTGCTACGCCGCATAAAACCATCCCCCTTGAGGGTGGCAGCATCTATGAATTCAGGGTTAGCCGTGAGTTCGATCCGTTTGCGGAACAGGCCAGAAGGGTCGCCGATTGACGGCATCGTTGGCGACCTATTCGCTGGATCGGGTGCTGCAGGGGAGGCCGCCATGCGCGCCGGACGCCGGTATGCCGGATGCGAGATTGATCCCGAAATGGCAGCCAAGGCGAATGACAGATTGTCGGCGCTATTGCCCATGACATTGAGGTAAATCGCATGACCACAACATCTAGGGCTGTGTGTGCCAACCGGATAAGCATGAAATATATGATGCTTATCCGGTTAACGCACGCAAACGCTGAGGCATACTAGATGTTGAGGACGCGCGATAAGTTGGCTGCCGAGCTTCGAAAGGTTGCCGCGATAGCCTCGCCGGACAACGCCACGAAGTATGAGGCTTTTGCGAAGCGCGCGGAGACGGGCGAGTTTGACGATTACGCCGACACCTATGTCTGCCCAATCACCCAACTCTATTCGGAACTGACCGCCGCTGGCTTCGCCAAGTTTGCCGCCCGCGTGGCCAACGGCGAGTTCGACGCCACGAAAGAGGAAAGCGACGAATGGGCGCGTAGCCCGTCTGGGCAGGCCGCCGCGAAGGAACTGCCGCCAGAAATGCGCGAACTTTTCGGCCTGAAACTGAACAACTAGGAGACGACGATGCCGCCGGAAATTAATAACGCCGAAGCCATCCAGATGATGAACCGCTGCAAGCAGGAGATTTTGAGCTTGCGGGCGGTCATCGCGCGCCTCGAACCGAAGGCCGACGCTTATGACAACCTCGTTCGCGTGCTGCGCCTGCTACCGCAGCCGAGCGTCGGTATGGGCGAGGATGTGGTGTGGATTTTGGACAAACGCATTCGCGAGTTGAAACCAAAACCCGACGCGGAAAACCCGGCATGACCACAACATCTAGGGCTGTGTGTCTCAGCCGGATGAGCATGAAATGAATAGCGGTTATGGCTGCCTGGCAGCGTTTGTCCTCGCACTGCTCGGCCTGTTTTTCCTGTCCTATGCGGCGGAGTGCATTTTCGACGTCTGCCGTCTGTCGGGAGGAATGTAGATGGGCAATCCCGGGGCGCTCCAAAACACCTGTCCGTCGACGCCATCGCCCAGCTGATGCTGGTCGTCTCAGGCAAAAACTCCACTCCCGGCAATCCAGCACCAATTACCTGATCGAAAATATCCAGATGATTAAGCGGAAGAGGCCAACGGAGGCGGCGTTGCTGGAGCATTATCGGCTTGCGCGCGAGTTTCTGGCCGAAATGGCGGCGTTTCGCAGAATATCCGTGGTGGATATCCGGAGTTCCAGGCAGCGGACGGTTTTGCGGAGGTTTCGGGCCGAATTCTGTCGGGATGGATATTTCGACCGCGGCCTGGCCACGAAAGCGCTGGCGGCGGCGATAGCGCGGGACCCGTCGACGGTGGCGTATCATATCAATCCGGACGCGCGGCAGCGCAAAAACAGTAAGAGAATAGCGGAGTTGATCGATGCAAGACGAAGAGTCGCGGAAGCGGGCGCAGCGGGACCTGCAGGCGATTAAGGACCGCGAGGGCGCGGCAAAGGACATGATCATGGCGGGTATTTCCCCGGTCGTCCGCGGATATTTTTCGCCGGCGCAGCTTGGTCTGCGGCCGATATACGCTGACGAGTGGGGGCGGCTGTGGGTCGACCGCGGCGATTGCCTTGAGCGGATCGACGTGGCACGAAAATGATTGTTGTGCCATCTGGATTGTTGTGCCATGGATGGCGTGCATCAACGGAGTCTGGCCTGATGGCCTTTCTGAATTGTCCCGATTGCGGAGTTCGTGTTGCGCATCTGCGCTCGCACGTCTGCGGGTCGGCTCCTGGCAAATCCCGGAATATCCCAGAGGCGTCTGGTACGGCTCGCAAGGCCCCCAGCGGTCCGTTATCGGGCGGACCCTCTCGGCACTCGCCGGCGGTTCGAACGGTCGCTGTAAAGCAGCGAGTCATGACCGCGCCGGAAACAGGCCGAGGCGAAGCGGACCACAGGTCGCGCCTCGTTCAACCCCAAGCGAAACCTGATCGGAAGCCGGCGGCAGGGTCCGTCGGGAGGTGTGAACCGATGGGGAGTAGGCCCAAAGCTGCGCCTCGGGCGGCTGCAGCGCGCCGGCAGGGCGGATTAGCCGGCGGGGCGGCGTTGCGCGACGGCGCCGCCCCAACCAATTCGCGCGAGGCATCCTCAGCCCCCAACCCCTCCTCGCGCGGCTCGCGGCCGCCGGCATCGGTGCCCTCCGTGTCGGCGGCCAAGCGGGGGCCTGGTCGGCCCAAGATCGAGGGCGATCGGCCGTGGGAGGTCGAGGGCGTTTCGAGGCGGACATGGTATCGGCGACAAAAAAGCTGACGGGGAAGGCGCTGCATGGCTTGCGCTGGATCAAGGCGCGGCAGCCGGTGTGCTGGTTCCTCGGCGACGGTCCGACGCCCACGATGCGCAAAAGCCTGGAGCGACGCGGTCTGGTCGAAGTGGTTCCCATGCCGGACGATTATGTTGGAATGGCGCGATATCGCGTGACTGCAGCCGGGGAGGCGCATCTATGATGGACAGGACGCGCCCGGCGAATGAGGTCCAGCGCTGTCTGGAGTGTGGCGAGCCGGTGCGGCTGGGCGACGCCTGCGATCGGCAGATATGCGCGCAGCGGCCGCATCGGGTTCTGGAGGTGGGGCCGGCGATGGCGACCGAATTCTATCTGTGCGCGGAGCGCGATCTGGAGCGCGCTTTCCGCGGGTTTGAGGATTTGCCATGATCAAGTTCCTGCGCATGTGGCTCGAGGCGATCGCCGCGCTCGATCGGGAGGGGTGCACCGATGAATGAGAAAAATTTGATCGAGCGCAGTTTCCACGTTTTCGAGGAGGTGCAGCGCCGGCAGGGCAACGGATCGGTCGACGAGGTTTCGTTCGTGGGCGGTTTCATGACGTGCTTTGGCATATTGTCGGGGCGGGTCGAGATTGGGCTTCCTCCTGGATCAACGGTGCTGGAGCTGTTCGAGCAAATCCAGCGCGAGCTCGATGCGATGCGGCGTGGCGTCATCATTGAGCAGGAAAACGCGAGGCTACGCGATGATTGAGTGGTTTTTCCTCGGCGCGATGGCTGGAACCTTTATCGGTCCCATGACGCAAGCGCAGTGCGATCAGGTCGCAGCCTCCATCCCGACGCTGGGCCGCTGCACCAAAAGCGTGGCCTTCACGATGTGCAGCGATAATGGGCGGTCCGGGCGGGTTTGCCTGGCGCCTCTGTTGGCGCCGGCCGGGGTGATCAGGGATTATGGCTCGAGGTCGAACATTGCCCCTGAATGAACGCATATTGCTGGCCGCGGTGTCAGTGGCTGTCGGCGGGATCGGGGTCATGTGCGGCCATCTGATCTATCAGGCGATCAGGTATATCGTGACGGGAGGCTGGTGATGAAATTCAAGATCGGGCAACCGGTGGCCTATGTGGGGCCGGTATTTCTCCAAACCACGATTTTTCAGGTTCCGGCTTACGGGAAAATCTACCGGATACGCGGCGGCCGCCTGCATCCATGCTCCGGCGAGCCTTGCTATGTGGTCGAGGAAATCCGCAATCCTGAAATGCACTGCGCGACTCACAATTCGACGCTGGAACCGCATTTCCACGAAAATTTCTTTCGCGCGCTGCAGGAGCGGAAGAATGACGGCGCAGCCTTCGTGGAGAATCTGCGGAATCTAAAGATGACGCTGGGCGGCGAAATCAAGCGGGTGGAGCGTATTCGATGAAGCCGTGCGATATATGCGATGGCTCCAGGAAGATCAGGCTGCCGATCCGCTGCGAGATGAGTGTGGTCAATACTGATGATGGGGCGATCGACGCCGGCGAACTATCCCGGATATTTCCCTGCCCGGAGTGCGGCAGCTATGCCCCGGTGGACAATCTTTCGGTTCGCCGGGAGGTGGTTTCGTTTGACGCCTCGATATCGGCGCAGGCGCTGGATGCCGCCAAGCGCGGGGTCGCGATGCGGTTGGCGGACTACCTGGCGACGAATGGATATATCGTATTCGAGCAGCGCGATCTGCCATCCAAGATCGGCGCCCGGCAGATGGTGGAAATCTGGGGCCGTGTTGGCGTGATGGCGCCCGACCGAGTCGATACGCTGGAGGCTCTGGTCGAGGAGCGGCAATTCGAGGTGGCGGAAGAGGTCTCGATCGCAGCGCAGGACGGGATCAGCAATTGGGGTTCATATTTCGGATGGACGTCGATCGCCAAGAGCGACGCATGCCGGGCGGTGCGCGAGGGAGTGCAGCGGGTACGGCGCGCGCGGTCGCTCAAACTGCGGAGGGTATGATGGACGAGAATTTCAGGTCGGCGTGCGCTGCGATGGCGATGCAGTCGCTGATCGGGCGCATGGATGAGCGGCGTGGTGAGGCGATCGCGGCCGCGGCGTTCAACATTGCTGATGCCATGGTGGCGGAGATGGAAAAGCGAAACCTTGCTCGAAAGGCCGGGGTCGCTACGTCCAGGTTTGTCGGGTCGTAGGGTGGCCAGTCGGTACGGGCGCAAAAAGCGCAGGGCCCATCGCGCGAAAGTCGCGGAGCTGGAGCGGCACGCGCTGGATATGGCGCAGCGCTATCAGCAATTGCTCCGCGGGCGCGACCAGGAGCTCTGGGATGCTCGGTCGGCGCTGAGAAATCTTGCCTCCGACGAGGCGAAACGCCATATGGCGGTCGCGGTGCAGAAGCTATCTGACGAGTTCATGCGGCGCGCCGTGCTGGAAATTGGCGCAAGCGGCGTGAATCTGATGCAGGTTTATGCGCGGGCGAAGGCGCCGATCGCAATGGTTCCGGCCGATACGGTGCATATTTACACGGTGATGATCCCGGAAATCGTCTGGCGGTTCGCCGCTGAGGTGAGTGATGGCAGGTAGCAGGAAGGGTGAGCGGCGCGGGGCCGCTGATCCCAATCATATCCGAAAGACGGCGGCGCCGGCGAAGGCGCGCAAGCCAAAGCCGCTGGGCGGTGTTCCCAAGCTGGGGTCAGTTGGTCTGGCGCGGATCGTCAACCGACCGCGGGTCGGTCCGGAGCAGATGGAACGGGACGTGGAGGCCTATTTCCTGATCTCGGGCAAGCGCGAGCGGCTGCCCAAGGATATCATGCTGTCGGCGGCACGATATTTCGAGGAGACGGCGATACAATACGCGCGGGTGATGCAGGCCAACATGGTGGCGGCAGCGCAGGCGCAGAAGGTCGAGGACCGCGTTGTGCTCGAGATGGCGGTTCGCGAGGCTGAGGGGGCGGTCGACAAATACGTGGCCATGGCGGCCGATACGGCCATGAAGGTGGCCCCGTATATTCACGCGAAACTCGCGGCGCTGATCACGGCGCCCGGCAACGAGAAGACCAATGCCACGTTGCTGTCGATGCTGATGCGGGACCTGGACGAGGCGGGACGGCAGGCAAAATATATCGACCACGTTCCAACCGATGGCGCCAAATGACCATTGATCCTCCTCCGCTGCGCGCGACCGAACATTGCCGTCATTACGAATACGATCACGGTCCCAAATGCGCTCGCGGAATCGTCCTGGATGGATCGGTGGTGAAGTGTCTTCCAGGCCGTGCGGCGCGGGAGATGTGCGACAAGCGAGAGGAATACACGGCGGAGGAGCGTAAGGAATGGCGCGCATGGGCAGCTGTGCGCATGATGCGAGTGCTGGCGCTGGTTGCTGAGGTGCCCGGCTCCTCGAGGGATAAGAAAAATCGTCCCGGTTGGGGAGAGTCCGGGACGTTTTCCTGCCCGACGTGCGGCGGCGTGGTTCGGTGGTCTCGATCAAGGGTCAATGGGCACGCGCAGGCGGCTTGCGCGACGGAGCATTGCAGCTCGTTCATGGAATAGGAGGCATCATGGCTACGGCAAAGGAAACGCTGACGGAGGCGCTGCGCGGGGCCGGGTGTCTCGGCAAGGCTGCGGATGACGAGGAGGTGTTCGTTCTGCGCGCGCAGGACGTACACGCCGCTGATCTGGTCGAGAAGTGGGCTATCTGGGCGCAGGCCTCGGGGTGCTCTCCAAACAAAGTCCAGGAGGCTCATGAAATCGCCGCGCGGATGCGCGCCTGGCATACGCACAAGCGGCCGGATTGATGGGGCGAGCGCGCTGGCGGCATTTGAACCTTTTGCGGTTCGGCGGGACACACCTGAATGGCTCGAAACATCTCGTTTTTCCTGACAAAGCGTCAATTCCTCGATCGGTCGAAAGACGTCACGCGCCGGCTCGGGTGGAATTGGGTCAAGCCTGGTGACGTCCTCTGCGGAATCGAGAAGGGACAGGGCCTCAAAAAGGGGGAGCGGATCGTACGGTTGGGGGATATCCGGCTGGTCAGCGTCCGGCAGGAGCCGCTGCAGCGCATGCTGGATGATCTGAAATACGGCCGCGACGAGGTGCGGCGCGAAGGTTTTCCGGAAATGACGCCGGCGGAGTTTGTGGCGTTCTTCTGCGCCAGTCACAGCGGATGCTTTCCTGATCGGCCGCTGACACGGCTGGAATTCGCATATATTTGAGTGGAGAAACACCGCATTAACAGTGGAGGCGGCGATGCCTGAAATTCTTGAAATGTTGGAATCTGCGCGTGCTGAGGTGGCGCGCCTTTAACGAATTGCCGCCACTGCTACCTGCCGAGAGATCGGTTGCGACATGCAGAGCATTGGTGGCGCTAACTGCGGCTGCGAGTTCTATGACGGCGAGGAACTTTGCCAAGGCCAATGCTCGGTTCCTGTACTCAAATGCACGCGCTGCGGGGATTGCGACTACGGCGATAATGCGGAGGCCGAGGAGAAGCGTTCATCGTGCCTTTTTGAGAAACCGTGGGCAACAGAATACCCGTGCTGCCACCTTCCATCCTTAACCCCGGCTTAACTCTACTCTTTTGGAGAGACCATGACGAAGAACAAGGCGGCCAAACGGCGACGGCAGGCGGCGCGAGATGAGGCAAAGGCCTGCCTTGAAGCTATGAGCGATTCCGACCTCAACAACATGTGCCACGAACTGGCGCGGGAGATTAATGCCCGCAACCAAGCTACTAACGAAGTTCGTATCCGACTTGATTGGGCGCGGATGGAAAAGGAACGGCGCCGGACATCTACATCAGTAGGCATTCACATTTCCGACCATGCCGTGCTGCGCTACCTGGAACGACACAAGGGCATCGACACACAAGCCGCACGGGAGGAGATCGCCGCAATGGGTCGACGCGCAGGTCAGTTAGGTTCCGGAAACATGTATGCGCGCCGCAAGGATGACGAGACTGGACTGACGATGGGCATCAACGAGACGACAAATATCGTCACCACAGTTTTTAACGAAACCGAACACAAGATTATCGCGGAAGAATAATTAATGCGCTCCTAGCTCAGCGGATAGAGCGCCGGCCTTCTAAGCCGGGGGTCGATGGTTCGAATCCATCGGAGCGCGCCACACCACTAACTTCTCATTAAACGGGAGTCGAAATGAGCAACACGTTTATCATATGCGCAGCAGTCGTGTTTTGTGTGGCGGTCATCGCCGCCGCATCATCTCAATACCACATAGAGGCGGCGAAGCAGGACGCCTTCATGATGAAGGCGTGCGTGGATGCGGGCGGCCAATGGGAGAAGAATTGGCGGCAAATACCGAGTTGCTTGCGCCCGCAACACTAACCTCTCGTTAAACAGGAGCCGACATGAGCGACTGGCTTAAAACTGATCCAAAGAACGGGATTCTAGTTGGCCCTGATGGATGCCACTATTCCAATGAGCATCAGGCAGCCCACTACGGACTGCTGCGCTTGTGTGGCTGCGGCCGTCCAGAAGATGCGTTCAACTTTTGCCGAGAAGTCTTGCTTGCCTTCGACCGTCGTCCGTACAACGAAGGCAATGGGGAATGGATTGATGCAGAGGAAGCCGTAAAGGCCCTTATTCTAGCCCACCCATCCGAGGCAGCCCACGTCATATCGCATCTGTTGACCAACCTTGATCTGCTAGAACACGGCGGCAACGTCGGAGGGTCATGGCTCACGAAAGACGGCGAGCGCATTGTTGATCTTGGCCCTGTTACCGAAGAACAGATGGATGACCGTTAACGGCAAGGTAGCGAGCATGATCCAGAAGCCATACGGGGAAATCGAGTTTGTGTTCGTCTCGGACCACTACGATTTTCATCGCTCCGGTATATGCCGCCATGACGGGAAACTGGCGCAGTTCTCTTGCGTCGAGGACTACCCGCCGGGGTGGGGCTCGTGCGGCGAGGACTGTGACGGCTGCGATCTATGCAACGATTACCCTGTCGTCTGCCAAATCAAGCCGCTGACGACGGCCCAAAAGATCGGCTGGATCTGGAAGAAAAAGCTATTCGAGATATGCGTAGGGACGCACTGGACATACCCCAATCGCCCGCGGGGAGCGTCATTTCGAGCCCGCCGCCCTCGATGGCTGTATGCCTTGCTTTTCGCACTCTACTACCGCAATTGGCGCAGCGCGCGGATGGTGTTCTACCGCTGGCCCAAGATGCGTTCACGCTAACCACCCCTTAGCACTGCGAGGACAGATGAGCGAAGGATTCAATTCGATGGCACAACGTGCCGAGACGGCAGAAAGGAAGCTGGCCGTCCTCAAGCGGCGCATCAACGAAAAGATGGCCCAGGTTGAAAATTACCGAGACCATCAATGCCAATTAGACCATGCCAAGGCCGTGGCCGAAGGTCGCGTGGTCCAATGTAGGCAGGTTTTACTTTGGATGGATGAGATCATCTAGGCTGGGCGTTAACGCGTCGTCCCTGAGGAGGGGAAGATGTTACCGAATCGACCGCTTTGGACTTACTGGCGCTGGTGGTTTTGGGCGTACAGATCGGCAGCGGGCGGATGGTGGGTGACGATAGTCGGCCACGGCTTCCACGTTCCAAAATAGACAGGTAACACATGGACCCTGGGAAAGTTACGGTTATCGTAATAATCTGTGCCTGAGGACCCGACGGCCAAGGCGCCGGCGTCGACCGCTGATCTGGTCAAGTCCGGTCTGGGCGACTCCCGCGGCAACGAGCTGATCGGAAACGACGGCAAGCCGGCCTCCGACGTCGCCGCGAAGCAGGAGCCTACCGCGGAGGACGTCGCGCGCGAGCAGGACCGGGCGAAATTGCTGGCGGAAGAGCAGGAGCGCCGCGCGGCGAATCCGCTGAACCTGTCGAAAGGGGATCAGGAGAAGCGCGAGGATGCGGCGAAGCCCATGGCGGACACCGGCAGCGCCGGCTCGAACGAACCTCCGGCTTCTCCGGCTTCCTGAACCGGTTCCAATGGGGTAGTGTTGCAGCCCTCGGCCAAGGCCGGGGTCTTTTTCATGGAGGTTAGCAATGTCTGGAAAGAAGCAAGGCAAGCCGATGAGCAAGGGCGGCGGGGGCAAGAAGGGCTCCGGCAAGGGCGGCGGAAAGCGCGGCTGTTGATCTGTCGGCGCGCGGTCTCCGGTGAAATAGACGGCGGCCGCGCACCATGCTATTCGGTGCGGCGGCGGAGTAGCGCAGCGGTCAGCGCATCGGGCTCATAACCTGGGGGTCGGTGGTTCGAATCCACCCTCCGCAACCAGTTCCTGGAGGATGAAATGGCAAACGTCCGTGTTTTTGGCTACGCGGGGATCGTGCAAATCCAGCAGACGCTGGTGAAGCAGTTCACCGGTCACGGCGTTTTCATGCGGCAGGAGCCGTATCAGTGGTCACAGAAGTTGACGCTTACCGGGGCGACGCCAGTAGAGACGACCGTCCTGGGCAGCGGGCTGGATGACAAGACCACGATGGTGGTGGTCGAGATCGACGACAACACGCAGGTCCGATACGAGCTCAATCCAGGCGGGCCAACGGGATTGTCGTGGCGTGCGGCCAGCACCATGTCGCCCAAGCTGGCAGGCGAAAACGTCTTCCAGTGGTTCAAGGGCGCGACCATATCCTTCGTGAATGCTGCCTCGGTGTAGTCGTGGGCGACGTCCTTACCGTTGCCGATATCGAGCGGTTTCGGCGCACATTTTCAAGAAATACTCCGCCGATCGACGAAAAATTCGTCGCTTGCATGGATGCGGAATGCGCCCGGCATATCGGGGGCAACCGGTGGGCGGAGGAGCTCAAGAAGGCACGGCGCCAACTGGCCAGCCTGAGGTTCTGGTGACATGACGGACGTCGCCTCGCTTGATGAAATGCGGAAGACGCCTGAGTATCAGGCGCAGCTCGCGCAGCTTGGAAACCGGGAATGGCGCCTCGATAATCTCTACTGGATTAAAAACGAGGAAGGCATTGCCATCCCGTTTCGCCGGAACGAACCGCAGCGCGATTATTCTCGGCGAGAGTGGTTCCGGGATTGCATCCTGAAAAGCCGCAAGCTGGGATTTTCCACGTTTATCGCGATCGAGATGCTGGATGGGTCCGTATTCTCGTCAAATCAGGTCGGCGGCATCATCGATCGGACCCTGGATGACGCCAAGGCCAAGCTCTCGATGGTGAAATTCGCCTATGAGCGGATGCCCGAAAGCCTGCGGATGGCCAATCCGCTGGTGGTCGACAACCAGGAGGAACTCAAATGGCAGAACGGCTCCTCGATCGTGGCCGGCACCTCATATCGCGGTGACACGCCGCAGCGGCTCTGGATATCGGAGTACGGGCCGATCGCCGCGAAAAACCCCCTGATGGCGAAGGAAATCAAGACGGGCTCGATCACGTCCGTGCCGAAGACGGGCAAATGCTGGGTCGAGTCGACGGCCATGGGCACGTCCGGAGAATTCTTCGACATGGTGAAGGCGGCGGAGAATACGGCCGCGACGGGGCGCGCGCTGACGCCGCTGGAATTCCGGCTGCATTTCTACGGCTGGCACATGAAGCGATCGAACCGGCTGGCAGCGAATTCGGTGACTATCCCGATCGACATGCGGGAATATTTCGTGATGTTGCGGGCCAAGTTCGGCATTGAGACGGACGGCGAACAGCAAGCCTGGTACGTGGTCGAGCGCACGCGGCTCGGTCCCGACGACATGAAGTCGGAACACCCGTCGACGCCGGACGAATGTTTCTTTGCCTCCCTTGAGGGCGCCTATTTCAAGGAAGAGATGAATCTGGCGCGGCGCGAGAAGCGCATCGGCCAGCCAGTGCCGCATGATCCCAGCCGGCCCGTCCACACGTTCTGGGACCTCGGCATGGACGGCAACATGGCGATCGGCTTCATGCAGACGGATGGGGTGCGCAACCGGGTTATCGATTTTGCTCGAGGCGAGCATTCCGGGCTCAAGGATGGCTTGCGGATATTGCAGGAAAAGACGCTGAACCGCGGATTTCGGTACGGAAAACATTACGGTCCGCATGACTTGTCGGTGCGGGAGTGGTCCGACATGGGCGAGATCACGGCTCGCACGCGGAAAGAGATTGCCGCTGAGCACGGGGTCGATTTCATTGTTGTGCCCCGGGTTGGCGACAAGACGGACGCGATCGAGGCCGGCCGGCGCCTGATCAACAATACGTGGTTTTGCTCGGAGTACGCCGGCGATCTGGTGGAGTGTCTAGACAACTACACAAAGCAGTGGAACAAGGCGACAAGTCAGTGGCTGGGCGTGCCGGCAAAGAACGGGTTCGACCACGGCGCCGACGCCTGGCAGCAAATCGCGATGGGCATGCAGCCCGACGTGGTTCACCGGCGGGATCAGTTCGGAAGCCAGAAACGGCGTGGATCGCACTGGAGCCAATGAAGCTCAACAGAAACCAGCGCCGGCGGCAGGCCGCGCAGGAAGGCAAGCCTTGGCGGAAGGCGCAGGAGGAGCGCATATTCCGGGAGGGCGCGGAGCGCGCGATCGAGAATGCGGCTATCCGGATGACGCCGCAGGAGGCTCGCGAGGCGCTGGCGGCGTGGGCGGCAATTCCTGGCCGATCAATTGAGGAGGTCGAGGCAATGAATGCGAGGGCGCATGGCTGTAAACGTCCGTAAGCTGTTCAAGGCCAATTGCGGTCCTGGCGTCTCGTATATCGGCGTTCGGTTTCGCGAGCGCGAGCAATATCGGACGGTGGTTGTGGCATTCAAGCGCGGCAAGCGTACATTCGAGCTCGATGGGGTAATTCACAAGGGCAACACGCCGGATGAGCGGCTGACGAATGCGGTGCTGAGGATCGCGGCCATCGCCAAGGGCCTCGAGCAGACGCTGGCGCAGCCCGACGGGGCCGGCAGGTTGAAGGTAGATAGGATTTTGTCATGAATAGGCGAGAATTGCTGTTCGGGGCGGCCGCGGCCGCTGTTGGCGCCAAGGCGATCGCGGCGGAGATTGTGGAGCCGATCGTGGAGTTGGCGGCTGAGGTCGAGGTCGAGGCCGCCGTCGGAATCGAGGGGCCGCCGGTATTTATGGCTGGAGATCATTGCTATAACAGCGTGATTGTCCGGTCTATGTGGGCGCGTGAGCTCGAGCGCGAGGTGCTGGCGACGAGCGGGATAACGGAGCTGATCAATGGGCGTCCGTGACCTTCGCGCCGCGTTCAATGAGGCGGCCGCGCCTGGAGCCACCTGTCAGCGGGTCCTGCTCGAATATGTGAGCGAGGGGACAACGCAGTGGCAAATCCTCACCTTTTCGGGTAACTATCCCGACGGGTCCGCCTTTAGCATCAAAAGCAGCCGGATTCGGCCGAACGGCGACTTGTTCGTGGAGGTCCGCGCCGCTGCGGAGGCGGCGCTGGCGCAAAAGGGAGCGATGTGATGCGATATCTGGCAATCCTGGCGGTCTGGGCCGCTGTCTTTTTCGGGGCCTCGGCGGAGGCGCAGCAAACCATAATCGTCCAGAATTGCGGGCAGCTGTCGCCGCAGTACACGGTAGGCGTCCAGGGTCGCGCCATCACCATGGATGTGAACGGCAACCAGTGCTCGAGCAGCGGAATCGGCGGATTTCCGGGCGGCTCCACCGCAATCCAAGGCAACGGTTCGGGGTCGACTGGGGCGGTTACGGGCACCTTGGCGGGCGCGGCCGGCAAAACCACCTATTTGTGCGATTTCGACGTTTCGGCGATCGGCGGCACGGCGCCGGTTGGGCCAATTACCATCACCGGCCTGCTCGGCGGCACCAAGACGTATCAGGGCAGCGCGAGCGCGGCGGGCGCGACGATATCCAAGTCTTTCGCGCCGTGCATTCCGGCCAGCGGAACGAATACCGCGATCGTAATCACGACCACGGCGAACGGTACCGCGACGGCGGTCAACGTAAATTCCTCCGGCTATCAGCAATAGCTGGTTAACCCTCCCGCATCAGGAGAAAAATATGGGCCACCTTCTATCCTCGGTTAATCCGGACGCCGCTGCAGAAATCCGGGAAGTTCCCGCCGATCCGCGGCGCCCCGGCGTGGGCGAGATCGTGATTTATCACATGCGCACCGGTCACGGCCGGCAGGGCCGCACGCGGTTCCCGGCGATCGTGCAGGAGAGCAGGCAAGGCGAGCGGGGACTCGCCCTGACGGTCATCATGGAGGCCGGAGAGCTTAAAAACGAGACGTTGGTCGAGGAAATCGGGCCGGGCAAGGATGGCGGCCATTGCTGGGAGCGTCCTGATGTGACGTTCGTCGTGGAGGCGTTCCGCAACACGGTCACAGCGCTGACGACGCGGGTCGGCGATCTGGAGACGCAGGTGGCCGATCTGCGCAAGGTGGTGCTGGGCGATTTCGATCCGCCCCGTATTTCCATTATCGATATCATGCAGGACTTCGAGAATCGCTTGCGCGCTATCGCCAATCAGACCGGGGCGGAGGTCGCCAAGGGGAAGGGCAAGCGGAAATGAGCAGTATTTTCGACGATCATTTCACGGTGCCGGACGGCTCGCGCATCACGGCCGTGGTGGTTGACGAGGGCAGTCTGGCAGAGGCGTATCGGACAGACGTGGCAGCGCGCCACGCGATCGAGGCCAAGAATGAGGCGGCGGAGGTCGACGAGTTCGTGGTCGAGGCGGAAGAATTTCGGCCGAAGCAGGAGGGGTAAATGGCGATCGCTGGCGAGCTCATTGAGGACGTGGAATACGAAGACGTCACCGGCGGCGGCGACGAGTATTTCACGGGCGAGGGCAAGCGCGCGAGCGACGGTGACGACTGGAATTCGGAGTCCGACACGGCGGGAGATGACGCGGACGATATCCAGGCGCGGCCGGTTTCCAAGTTGGGGCCAAAGCAGGCGTTCATGATCCTGCAGCGCTGGTGGTTTTCGGACGCGGATTTCTCCGCGCGCTGGCGCGAGCAGGCGACCGATGATCTGGGGTTCGTCGCCGGCGAGCAGCTATCGGACGATGACAAGGCTGTGCTCGATGAGGCGCAGCGGCCGTATGTGGTTTTCAACCGGTTCCTGGCCATTGTGAAGGCAATCGCCGGCATGGAAATCAATGGCCGGCATGAAATCGTGTTCGATCCGGTCGAGACGGACGATACGGTGGTCTCGGAAATCTTGTCGGGAACGTCCAAAAAAATGGGCGCCAATTGCGACGCAGAGGATGAGCAAAGCGAGGCATTCCAGCAGTGCGTCGTGACGGGCATAGGCGTCACGGAATCACGCTGGTCTCACGAATTGAAGGCGCGCGGAGAATATATTGAGGAGCAGTTCGACTGCCGCGAATTCTTCTGGGACCGGACGTCGCGCAAGAAAAATCTGGTCGACGCAAAGCGCATGTGGCGCGTGCGGCGCATGTCTCTGGCGGACGCCATGCAGATGTTTCGCGGCAAGTCGCGTCGGCAGCTCGATGCTTCGTGGGCGGACACCGGCATTTATGACGTCGGGCCAAAGTCGATCGAGGAGAAGCGCATCCGGGACGGCAAGGATTCCTATCTCGATTGGGACGATGCCAACGAGGTGACGATTGTCTGCGGGCAGTGGTGGGAGCGGGAGCCGTTTTTCCTCGTGGCGGACGAGGCGTCGGGGTCCATGGTCGAGATGACGCCGCAGGAATACAAGATGCTCGATCGGCTGCGGCGCCTGGCCGGCATGCCGCGGCTGAACGGCGTGAAGCTCACGCGCCGCGCCTACAAGCAGGTGTTCCTCGGCAACGAGCTCCTCGAGGAGATCAAGCCGGCTCCGATGGGGCAGCAATTCAGCTGGGCCGTCATTACAGGCGAGTGGGATGCCAAGAAGCGTCAATGGTACGGCATGACGCGCGTTGTGGCCGATCCGCAGCGATGGGCGAACAAGTTCCTGTCGCAGGTGATGCACATCATGAACGCAACTGCGAAGGGCGGCATCCTGGCGGAGCGCTCGGCGTTCGACGATGAGATTGAGGCGGAAGAGGGCTATGCCCTGCCCGACGTCATTACGTGGCTCAAGGACGGCGCGCTGTCGGGCAAAAATCCCAAGATCATGCCGAAGCCCGGCACAGGCGACCCGTCGGCTTATGTGGCGCTCCTGCAGTATGCGGTGCAGGCCATCCCGCAGGTGACCGGGGTCAATTTCGAGCTCCTCGGCCAGCAGGATATCCAGAATCCGGGGGTGGTCGAGGCGATGCGGAAGCAGGCCGGCATGACGGTGCTGGCTACGCTGTTCGACAGTCTGCGGCGATATCGCAAGATGCTCGGCCGCATTCGGTTGAACGTCATTCAAACCCGCATGTCGGACGGGCGCATTATCAAGATCGTCGGGCAGCAATATTCTGGCATGGTGCAGTTGGCGAAGGACGTCACGGCCGGCGAGTATGACGTGACGGTGGATGATGCGCCGACGTCGCCGAACCAGAAAGAGGCGAATTGGACGATTATTTCGCAGTTCCTGCCGGTGTTCAAAGAGCAGCTTATGGCGCAGCCTGAGGTTCTGGCGATGGTGCTGGAATATTCGCCGCTGCCGTCGCAGCTGGTCGCGGCGATCAAGCGGGTTATCCTGCAGGCGCAGGCCGATCCGCAGAAGCAGGAGGAGGCGCGACAGGTCAAGGAGCTCACGTTCGCCAAGCTCCTGTCTGAGGTCAGCAAGAACGATACGCAGGCGGAGCTCAACCGCGCCAATGCGCAGAAGGCTGGCGCGACGGCCATGTATGACGCCGCGGTGGCGCAGAACATGGCACATGACAACGCGCTGCAGCGCGGCAAGCTGATCGCGGATGCCAAGAAGGCGGATGACGACGCGTTGCTGACGCGGGCGCGCGCGGTGCGCGAGATGGCAGCGATCGACCACGACTCGATGGATAGCGCCACGAATATCCTCAATGCGAGGACAAAGCATATCGAGGCCATGGACCGGATGAGCACAAACCGGGTGGGAGCGCTCGCCGGCGCGCATCATGATCTGGCGTCGGCGTTTCAGAAGCGCATGGCGGCCTATATGTCGACCAGGCAGCCGGCGGAACGGAGCGACGCATGAAGGTCTATTTCCTGATCCTGTGGCTGTCCGGGCAGGAGCCGAAAGAGCTCACATATCCCTCGATGCGGCAGTGCACCGCGGCGCAATCGGGGTGGTCGGCGATGCGGATGCCTGTGTCGCGCTGCAAGGCTCGTGAGATGGCATGATCCGGTCTCAACTGGTTCTCCTGCGGATGGTCGAGGAGTTTTTCCGCACCGAATTGCTCTCCCTGGACGATGGGACCGGGGTTTATCGGTGGGACCGCGCCAAGGTGGCGCCGCCGGAGTTGAGAGACCCTATTCCCCCGAATATCGATCTGCGGACGCGGCGGCGTATGCAGGAGGAGCGCGAGGGGCGCAGCAAATACCTAGAAAAAGAGCTGATCGGGTTTGGCCCGTGGGAAATCGTGGTGTACTCCTCGGCGGAGCGGGCGCCGCTGGGTGAGGCGACGCTGCGTGATCGCGACAGCCATCAAATTCTCGTCACGGGACCGCTGGATGTGGCGACGTGGCGGATGATGGGCGAGCACATTCGGAATCTGCATCAAAGGAAAGCATCATGAATATTTGGGATCGTCTCATGTCGAGGGCCTCGGTCGCTGTGATGGCCGCATTCGCTCCAAAAGAGGATGGCGGAGCCGATACCAGCAAGGTCGGACAGATGGAGCAGGTTGACGGAGGGAATAGCTCCGGAGCTGGCGCTGCGGACGATGATACCTTGGGCCTTTCGGCTGAGGAAGCCCAGCAGTTTGCGGAAATGGAATCCAATCGCGGGGCGCCGGCGGTCGACGATGGCTCCGGCGAGGACGTGGCGGACGAGGGTGATGATGGAGACGCTGGCGACGGGGATGCTGGCGACGATGGCGAGGAATTCCAGGCCGGCGAGGCCGGTGACGCTGGCGAGAACGGCGAGGATGGCACGGCGAAGCGGGATGACAAATCGCCGGCGCCTGGCAAGAAGTCTCCCAAGACGGTTTCGTATGGGCGGTTCAAGCGCGAAACAGACAAGATGCAGGCGACGCTCCAGCAGCGCGAAGCGGAGTTGGCCAAAGAGCGCGAGGAGCGCGCGCGGCTTGACGAGCGCACGCGGATGCTCCTCGAGGCGATCAATGCGCGGCCCGCGCAACAGCAGGAGCAGCCAAAGCAGGAAGTGCAGGAGGAGCCTGAGCCGGACGCGGAAGCTGATCCGATCGGGAATCTGCAGTGGCACAATCGTCGGTTGGCAAAGCAGGTCAACGAACTGACGACGGGTAGACAGCGCGAGCAGGAGATGACGGCGGCGGAGCGGGAGGAGCGTCGGGTCTATTCGACCTTTGAGGCTGATCTGCAGCGCGAGGCGGCTTCCGATCCAGAATTCGCTGACGCGTTCGTGCATCTGCGCGAGACCCGATATCGGGAGCTCGGGTTCATCTATGCCGATATCGACATTACCGATCCGGCGCAGTGCGCGATGCTTACGCAGGAACAGCAGGCGCGCCTGTCGGAAAATATCCAGCGCGCGTTCCACAATGAGCAGATGATGGTTGCGAGCGAAGCGCTCAAGGCCAAGAAATCTCCGGCCAAGGTGGTGAAAAATCTGGCTATCGCGCGGGGATTTTCCAAGAAGGCTCCCGCGGCAGATGGTGGGGCGGCGGCCGCGGCTGCAGCCGCCGCTGCGGCTGGCGGAGCCGCGCCGCGTGCTCCCAAAGCGAAGCCTGCGGCCGGTGGCGAGCCGTCCGTTTCGGAGCAGCTGGAGGCTATCCGCAAGGGTTCCTCGGAGCGGTCCCTGTCTGACGGCGGCGGGTCTCCTGGCGGTCAACTGACGCCGGCGCGCCTGCTTGCGATGGATGATGAGGAATTCGAGATGATGCTGTCGCAGAACAAGCGTCAAATCGATCGGCAGCTCGGCAAATGAACCGACCGTGGTTCGGGCCTCTTGTGGCCGTCCTGTTTGGGACGGCCGTCATTTTCCTCGCCCAGATGGTGGGGAAATAGCCGCGCCGGCGGTCTCCGGCATTTAGTGAGGATAGAAATGATCAAGCCAAGCGTTGGCCGCGTGATGTGGTATTGGCCCCACAAGGACGATCGCGGCGACCAGCCGCTGTGCGCGCTCGTGACGTATGTGCATGGGGAGCACATGGTCAATCTGTCGGTATTCGATCACGACGGCAGCCAGCGCGGCGAGACGTCCGTTCCAGTCGTCCAGGACGGAAGCCCGTACGCGGCCGGCGAATCGCCGTTCTGCGAGTGGATACCCTATCAGCTCGGGCAGGCCAAGCGGACGGAGGCCGCGGAGGCTACCAAGGCCGGCTGAACCGTCGGCAATTTTCTCTCAAAATCGGAGTGCATCAATGGATAGTATGAAAATCGATCAGATTGCCATGGCGTGTCACCAGGCCAACAAGGGTCTGTGTGAGGCTTTCGGCGATCAGTCCCAGAAGGATTGGCCGGATGCGCCGGAGTGGGCGCGGGAGAGCGCGCGCAAGGGCGTGGAGTTCTGCCTGGCCAATCCGGACGCGCCGGCGTCGGCAAATTTCGACGAGGGTATTGGCCGCAAGATCGCGCGCGAGAACGCGCGGAAGAAAATCTGGCAGCTTGAGGGATATCGGCTCTGTCATCACCTGTACGACGCTCGCGGGTTCTGATATAAGCGGGACCTCCTATCCCTACTTGGATAATCTTGCCGCCTCGGAAACGGGGCGGCTTTTTTCTGTATCTATTGACGAAATATTCGCGCGGCCCTATAGGTTGATTCCACGGCAGCCTCCCCCGATAAGTGGGGCCTCGAGGCCAACCCTCGGCAAGCGGTTGGAATGTCGCCGGCACATATGCCGGTCTGTCTGCTCCGGACGATAAATCGGCGCATCCATCAAAATTTGAACCGCCCTCCAGGGGCTTCGCTCAAATCCGGGTGCACTATGTCCACGACCAATATTCCCCAAAATGACGCACTTGCCGTAAAACTCTGGGCGCGCGTCCTTGAGACGGAAGCGTTGAAATATACCTCCATCCGGCCGCTGATCGGCACGGATGAGAATTCCGTCATCCATCTGCAGAATGCCCTGTCGAAGGGGCCGGGCGATCAGATCACCTACGGGATCGTGATGCAGCTCGCGCAGGCCGGCTTCACCGAAAACCAGATGGCGGAGGGCAACGGCGAAGCGTTGACCACCTATGCCGATGGGCTGGTTATCAACGAGCTGATGGGTGTCGTTTCGGTCAAGTCCCGCCGGACGATCGATCAGCAGCGCATTCCGTGGGATATGCGCGATACGGCCAAGGGCCGGCTCCGCGACTGGTACGCCAAGCGCTACTCCGTGGAATTCTTCAACCAGGTCTGCGGCTATACTCCGCAGACGGACGTGCGCTTTACCGGCCTGAATGCCGTCACGGCGCCGTCGGCGACGCGCGTCATCCGACAGTCCGGCAGGGCGTCGGACGATTTGCTGACGTCGGCGGACACCTTCACGCTCGGCCTGATCGACGCGGCGAAGGAAACGGCCATCACGGCGTCGCCGCAGATTCGCCCGATCCAGTACAAGGGTCAGGCGCTGCGCGAGGGCGGTCGGTCCGACTTCAACAATACGCTCGAGGACATGTACTGCATGTACCTGCATCCGTGGCAGGTTACGGCCATGCGGCGCAACACCTCGACGGGCGAGTGGCAGGACCTGCAGAAGGCCGCATTTATGGGCCTCAAGCAGACGGGAAATCCGATCTTCTCGGGCGCGATCGGAATTTACAACTCCGTCATCCTGCGCTCGGCGATCGACGTCACCAACGGCGTTTCGGCGGCCGGCGCCGATGTGCCGACCGTCAAGCGGGCCGTCCTGCTCGGCGCGCAGGCGGCCATGATGGGCTTTGGTCAGGACAACGGCCCGACCAAAATCACCTGGAACGAGGAGCTTTTCGACCACAAGCGACGGCTGGAAATCTCCGCCCTCACCATCCACGGCATGAAGAAGACCCGTTACAACTCGGTGGACTACGGCACGGTGGTGGTTTCCACCTATGCCGCGGCCTCGACGTTCTAACGTCGTCTCGAACTCGAGGAGAACGGAAACATGGCTACGGGTGTTCTGGGTACGAATGCGCGGCAGGACCCGCGACAGGTCGTCAATACCCTCAAGAAGACCGTCAACTACAACGATCCGGGCATTGCCACGGGCGTTGCGTTCGACAACTATCTGCCGCAGAACGCGTTCATCGAAAACGTGCTGACGGAGGTTGTGGTTGCCTTCAACGCCGGCACGACGAATGTTCTGACGGCCGGTACCAACGGTCCGTCCTACAACAATATCGTCTCGGCGGCGGACGTCACCGAAGGCACGCCCGGCATTTACACCTCCAACGGCGGCCGCGGCCGCTCGTTGACGGCGGCTGCCGATGTCCTTCCGTATGCGCTCTATACGCAGACGGGCACGGTGGCGACCACGGGTCAGGCGGTCATCGTCATCTTCTACGAAGGCGGCTGGGCCACCTGAGGCCCTCCGGCGGAGTGGGATAGCGAACTGGCGCCGGCCCTCGGGCCGGTGCTTGTGCAACTGAAACGGGGGAAACCCATGAAGCGAATTATCCTCATCCTGGCCGGCCTTGCCATGGTTGTGGCGTCCGTCGCGCAGGCGGTGACGATCACGGGCGTGGATTCGGGCGGTCTCAATCGCGTGGTGCTCCAGGGCTATCCGCGGTTTTCGATCACGGATTCGATCACGGCTTTCGCCGGAGGCGGCCAAGGCAGTGCGGTGGTGCTGACGTCGGCCGTCAATCGCGTGACCACGGTGGCCACGATTGCCGACAGTGTGAAGTTGCCGCCCTGTCAGACGGGTCCGCAGAACGCGATCGGCGGTGGCCAGCCGTCGAACACGCTCGGGCAGATGATGTACGTCATCAATGCGGCTGCGGCCAACTCCATGAACGTATTTCCGGCCACGGGCGGCTCGATCAACGCCCTGTCGGCGAACACGGCCTATGCCGTGGCGGCCAACAAGACGGTCGGCTTTGTCTGCATCGGAAATATCTGGTATTCGCTGCTCGGCGGCTGATGCGGTGGTGAAATGGCCACCGGAAACACGTTCAATGCGATGGTGGATCAAGTGGCGCTCGAGCTCGGGCGCCGCAATGATCTCAAAGCGACGGTAATTCCTCGCGCGATCAACGACGCGATCGAGATTTATCGGAAAGAGCGGTTTCGGTTCAATGAACTGCAGCCACTTTCGCCGTTCACCTTCAACACGGTGGCGGGCACCGCCTTTTATGGCGCGGCGCAGGATGCGCGCATTCCAAGCCTCTATAAAATCGACTACCTCAATTATTTGCTCGGTGTGACCACCGAAAAAATGAGCCGCACCACTCCGGAGACGGTTTACCTGCTCCTCCAGGGAAATCAGGAGTCCGGGCCTCCGGAATGCTGGGCGTGGGACGGACAGACGATTGTCATGTATCCCCGCCCCGACGTCGCTTATCCGATCACGGTTGGCGGATACATGGCGGTCGACGGTCCGACTGATCTGGCTGGCGACACAACGAATCCGTGGATGAATGATGCGGAGCGGCTGATCCGTTCGCGAGCGAAGTATGAGATTTCGCTGCACGTCACGCGCAACCAGCCCATGATCGACGCCATGTCGCCTGACGAGCCTGGCGCCGGCGAGAAGATGGGCGCGTGTTACCGGTATTACAACGAGCTCAAGGGCGAGGCGAACAAGATCAGGGGGACGTCGCGTGTTCGTGCGATGCGGTTCTGATCATGGGCAAGCTCGAGCAGTTTCCCGCATTCCGGCCTGATCTGACGGATATCGGGACCGGGGTTTCCAGCCTGATTTCGGGCGTGGTGCCGCGCGGCGACGGCTATGGGCCGTTCAAAAACTTTGTCGGGTTCACACAAGCGCTGCCGGCCAACTGCCGCGGGTTTTTCTTCGCGCGGCGGAGCGATGGATCGATCGCAGTGTTCGCGGGCACGGCGACGCGGCTCTACCTGCTCGATAATACGACGTTCTCCTGGACGGACGTTTCCAAGGGCGGCGTCGCATATGGCAGTCTGGTGTCGACGGACAATTGGCGATTTGCGCAGTTCAACGAGTTCGTGATTGCGGTTCAAATCAACACCGTGCCGCAGAAATACATACTCAACGTCGGCGGCGCATTTGCTGATCTGGGTGGAAGCCCTCCGCAGGCTTCGCATATAGCGATCGTCAATCGGTTTGTGATGCTGACGGCTCTCCTGGCTGCGCCGCGGCGCGCGCACTGGTCGGACCTGGACGGGCCGGAGGTGTGGACTGCCGGCATCGGGCTTTGCGACTACCAGGATTTCCCGGACGGCGGCGTGTGCCATGGCGTGTCGGGCGGTGACGCCTATGGCGTGGTTTTCCAGGACGAGGCCATTCGCAGTCTGACGTATGCGCCTGGGTCACCAGCGGTATTTCAAATCGCGCGCATCTCTACGCAGGATACGCTTGATTATCAGTATTCCGTCATCAATGCCGGGGCGCGGACGTTTTTTCACTCGGCGCAAGGGTTCAAGGTAATTGTTCCCGGCGGTGGGGAGCCGATTTCGATCGGCAAGGAGTATGTCGACGCGTTTTTTGCCGCGGATGTTGATCCGGCGGAGCCGCGGCTGGTGAACGGCGCCGCTGATCCTCAGGGCACGCGGGTGTTTTGGGCCTACAAATCGAAGGCCGGACAGGCGGGGCTTTTCGACAAGGTGCTTTGCTATGACTGGTCGATCAAGGATCGACCGTGGTCTCTGATCCCGATGAGCGGGCAATATCTGGGGTATCTGGCCAAGCCCGGATTGACGTTGGAGGCGCTCGATGCGATTGCCCCTGGGGGGCTGACGGTGCTCGGCGCTGCGGCGACGCCCGGCGGAAGCGCTTTCGGCGCCGGCAAGGTTCGGCTGACGCTGGATGCGGTGACAAACGCCTATTTCACCATCGCAGGCCAGAATTTCATCGTGGTGCAGGGTGTCGGCGGCACGACGGAGGCGAACGGCACATGGCTGTCTTCGCAGATTTCCGTGGTCGACGCGACGCATCTGGATATCAATGTCGCCTTTGTGCACGCCTGGACGGCCGGCGGGCGCATCGGCGGCTCTCTCGACGCGTTGAGTTTCTCGCTGGATAGCATCTCGACGTCTGCGATTGCGCAGCTGGCCGCGGTCGGACCGACGTCTCTGTTGGGGTTTTTCACCGGGGAAAATATCGAGGCCATTCTGGAAACGGCGGAGCAGGACGCGGAGGGGCCGCTGGTTTTCGTCTCTGATCTGTTTCCGGCCACCGACTCTCCGGATTGCCTGTGCTCGATCGGCTATCGGATCAGGCCGATGGATACGATTTCCTATACCGACGAGCAGGCCGTGACGGAGGACGGCAATTGCCCCGTATTCGTGGAGGGGCGCTATGCAAAGGCGCGAATGCGCATTCCGGCGGGCTCGGTGTGGAGCTATGCGCGCGGCGTGCGACCTGACGTTCAAGGCGCGGGGGACGCGTGATGGCGGATTATCTGCCTTTCGGCGTCGGCTCGCCCGCGGAACAGGCGGAGGTCGGCCCGTCCTTTTTCGATCGGCTGGTGGCCGGAATCATCAATGGCACGGTGAGCATTCCGAAACGCGTCATGGATGCCACCGCGGCGACGGCGCCTGGCCTGCGGCGCGAGGATTTCACCGATATCCCGGCGACGCCGGCGCCGTTTGGGTTCTCGCGGCCGGAGGAGCATCCCGGCAGCGAAATGCGCGGCGCGGCGCTCGAGGCGGCGCTGTTGCCGATGGGGGGAACCACTTTCAGCGCTCCGGCGGGAGCGTTTGGGGCGGGTCCTGTCGCGCGGAGGGGCGCGCTCCCGATGGATGATGCAAGCCGAATGGCGCGGGCGGCAGAGCAGGGATTTGAGGGGCCGTGGTATCACGGCGGGCTCCGCATGGATCGGTTCACCGAAAGCGGGAAGATAAATCCGAAGCGGGCGACGTCTGGTCCGATGCCGTATTTCACAGACAATCCAGAAATGGCGTCGTCCTATGCGATGGGAAAAAAGCCGGATACATCTCTGGTCGATAACGGTCGAGTGTCGGAATATTTCACCGTTGATCCGAAAGAGTTGGGGTGGAAAGGCGCGAGGACTCCGGTGGAGGTGGAGCGCAGTTGGCACTTCCTGCCGCCGGAGGTGAAGGCGGATATCCTCAATAAGGCGACTCGAGTCGGTCACAGCAACATCGATGCGGGGGAAGGCGCGTTGATGCTTCATCCTGAGGGGGTGAACGCAACCGGTGCCGGCGCCGATCATTGGAATTTCATCATGCAGCGCGAGGCGAAGGGCAATCCGCTGGCCGCGTTGCGCGATCTCTGGCATGACAGTGGGAGCCTGATCGATGATCCTGGACAATTGTCGGAAATTTTTCGTCTTGCTGGATATCCGCACGCGATCAGCGAGGCGAGGGCGCCGTGGACAGAGGCGCGCGGCGTGTTTCCGGCGCGCATCCAAATGAAAAATCCGCTTGATACTACAGATGCCGCGACGTTGCGGGACAAGGTGCTCCCGGCGCTCGAGGAGGCGTTCAAGGGCGATCGTTCGCGCAAGGCGCAGTATGGCGTCGATATGTGGGATAAAAATCATCGCTACACGCCGCGCGAGTGGGTTGCGCAGGCCAAGGATGATTTGGCGAAGGGAGAAAATTCCTACGTTTGGACGTCTATTCCGGACAAGGTGACTGAGCAGCTGCGCAGGCTTGGGTATGACGGGATTTTGGATACCGGCGGGAAGGGCGGAGGCATGGGGCACACCGTCGCAATTCCGTTCGGCGCGCATCAGGTTCGGTCGCAGTTTGCGAAGTTTGATCCGAAGAATCTCGGCAAGTCTGATTTGCTTGGCGCGCTGACAATGGGGGCGCCTGTAGGTCTGTTGGCCAGCATGGCGTCTCGGGAGGATGGCACCTAATGGCTATTCAACTCCAGCCGCAAGAGCGCGATCTAGAGCGGTTCAACCAGGCGATACGCGAACTGGTGGAGGGGCGCCACAATGCTGGCGGGTCGTTCACGCTGACGCCTGGAGCAACCACGACGGTGGTCAGTCATCCGAATTGCTCGATGGATTGCTATCCGGTTTTCTCGGCGCGCACAGCGAACGCGGCCGCGGCGCTGGCGACCACTTATATCTCGGCGATAAATCAGGGCTCGTTCACCGTAACGCATGCGAACAACGCGCAGGCCGATCGGACCTTTTCGTATACCGTGACGGGTGGCTAATGGGTACGCTGGCGCTCGCATGCCTGGCTCCGGAAACTGCCTCGGCGCAGTGGGATATTCTGCGCCCGATGATCGACGAGGGGTTCGCTGTCGGCGGCGAGCTGATGCCGGATGATATGCTGGAGCGCATTACTGACGGCAAGGTACTCGTCTGGGTGGCCGTCGACGATGAGACGGCCAAGCTGCATGCTGCCATGACGACGGAATTGGTGCCGATGCGCATCGGGCTTGTCTGCTGGATGGGGCAGTGCGCCGGCGATCGGATGCGCGAATGGCGCGATTTCCACACCAAGATTGAAGATTACGCGCGGGGCGAGGGTTGTGTTAAAACAATCCTGAAAGGCCGGTTCGGCTGGGAGCGCGCGCTGGAAGGCTACAGGGTTCGGACGGTGACGCTGGAAAAGGTGCTGTAATGACGGAAAGCAGCAAGACCACGACGCAATCGCAGAGCAGCACGTCCAGGCCGTGGGACGAGTCGATGGGGCTCGTCAATACGCTCCTCGGGCAGTACGGGTCGCTCAATCCCGGCGTGACGGCGGGGCAGAAAAGCTCGCTGGAAAACCTGCGATCTTCGCTGTCCGGGCTCCCGAACTACGGCGACGCCGCGTCTGGCGCCGTGTCGAATATCTTCGGCAGCGCCTCGAGCGCGCCGCAGGTTGGCATGCTCAACACCGCATACGACTCGCTGCGCACCAATCTGGCGCCGACGGCGGGCGGGGCAAATCTCGATCCGTATTCGACGCCCGGATTCCGCGATGCAATTCAGACTGCGATCAATGACACCACGAATCAGGTGAAGGGGTCCTATGCGGCGTCGGGTCGTGATCCGTCGGGCGCGGGCTCGTTCGCGCAATCGCTCGGCCGCGGCATCACGGCCGGGATCGCGCCGACGATCGCGAACCAGTACAACCAGAATTACCGGAACATGGTCGACGCCAACAATTCGATCTTTTCCGGGGCGGGGCAGACTGCATCCTCGATCAACAATCTGCGGGCAGGCGACGTCGCCACGACGTTGGGCGGTATCCAGGGCGCTGGCGCCGTCCCGGGCGTCTATTCTTCGCCGGGCATGGCGCAGTATGGCATGGAAAATCTGGCCTATGGCCAGCCGTATCAGAATCTCGCGCAGCTCCTGCAGCCCTCGATCGCGCTGGCCAGCCTCGGCAACAAATCGAGCGGTACCGGCACAACCAACCAGACGCAAAATGCGTCGCTGGCGTCGACGATCATGGGTGGCCTGCAGGGCGGAGTGGGCGCGCTCGGTACCACCGGCGCGTTCGGCTCGAGCGGCTGGCTGTTGGGCGGCCCGTCGGCGCTCCTGGCGTTCTCGGATGAGCGATTGAAGGAGGATATTGCCCCGGTCGGCAAGCTGGCGGATGGGCGCAATATCTACTCGTATCGCTACAAGGGCGATCCGGAGCCGCGCATCGGGCTCATGGCTCAGGAAGAGGAAAAGATCGCTCCGGAGAACGTGGTGGAAATCGGCGGCTTCAAGGCCGTCAATTATGGTCGAGCGCTGGCGCCGTCAAAGGCGCTGATGCGCGGTCGCGTCGGAGCGCTGGCGGAGGCTGCATAAATGTCGTGGCTCGAGGATATGATTGCGCAGCTGCAGGGCGGGGCGACTCCTGCGGCTTATTTGCCGGCACCGTCGGCGTTTCCGGATATTGTGGCTCCGCCGTCGTTCATGGATGGGGTGGGCGAGATTGCGCGCGGGGCGGCCGATCGGCTCGGCGAGAAGTTCCGCAGCGGCGAGGCGCCGGCGCATCTGGCGACCAGCATGCTGCCGTTCGGCATCGGGCATGGCCTCGATTTGGCTCGGAATATCTATTCTCCCGGCAAGGGCGAGAATATGCCGGCGCGCATGCCTGCGGGATATGTCCCGATGGGCAACGGAGATTTGTCGCGCGCGGCGATCGACCTGGCCATGAACCAGGCTCCTCCCGGCACAGGGGTGCCGGGTCCGCTGGGGGAGCCTCCCATCTCGGCGGCGGAACTGGCGATGATGCCCAATGCCCGGGGCGCCATCCGTGCAGGCGAGCCGGATGGGACGCCGTTCGGTGGCGTTCCGGACCTGTCGCAATTCGCCCCCATGTCGATCGCCATGCCTCCGTCGGTGCAGGCGGCCAAGACGATGACGGGCCAGCCGGCTGGGGCGCCTGCAGCCGTGCCGCATATTGGGGCTCCGGGATCGGCTCCTGGAGTGATGGCTGGGCCGGCCGCGCCTCCGGAAGAGGAGCGCGCGACCGATTTTTCCGCGACGCAGCGTCAGGCTGTCCCACCCATGTCGATTTCCGCGTCCGCTCCGGAGGGGCCATCTCGCTGGCAGCGTATCGGTGACGAGATCAACCGCATGGGGCCGATGCTGATGGCCATGGGCGGCGGCATGGCGGGGGCGCCGTCGCTTGCGGAGGGAATTTCTCGCGGGCTGACGTCCGGCGCTCCCTATGCTGCGGCGCGACAGAAGCGCGATGAGGAGTTGGCGCTGCAGCGCGAGGGGCAGAACGCGACGGCGCGGTGGCTCCTGGCCAAGGGCGCTCCGGCGGAGGAGGTCGCGGCCGCGATCCGCAGTCCGGAATTGCTCAAGGCGATGATCGGGCGTTATGGCGAGACGAAAGCGCCGCAGGTGGTCGGCGGCAGGCTCGTTCGGGAACAGCCTGACGGCACGATCAAGGTTTTGGCCGACTACTCGAAAGAGGACGAGAAGGCGCCGACCCAGCGCGAGATCAAACTGCCGAATGGCGCGGTGCAGCAACAGGAGTGGGACAAGAAGGCGCAGAAGTGGAACAACGTGGGTGAACCGGCTCCCGGTGAGCGCGATCGGCGTCTGTCGGTTTCCGACGTCACCAAGCTCTCGGAAGAGGGGCAGAAGATGGATCAGGTCCGCGGGTTCGCGACCGGGTTCAAGCCGGAGTTTGCCGGCTGGAAGGTCAACACAATCGGCGATCTGGCTACGCTGGCCGGCCGCAACCTCCCGGAAAGCGTCGTCGGGAAGAGTGCCGCGGAGGCCTCGGCCTGGTGGCAGGAGTATGACCGGTACAAGAACGTCGTCCGGCATGGGCTGTATGGTGCCAGCCTGACGAAGGGCGAGCAGGCAGCGTTCCTGAAAGCCGACATTACGCCCGGCATGGACCCGGCGCAGGTGCAGCGCAATCTGGCGACGCAACAGCGGCTGGTCGAGAACAGCATTCGGCGCAAGGGCAAGGCCCTGATCGGGTCCACGTATGATAAGGATGCGATCGCGAAGGCGTTCGGTGTCGAGCCGTCATTCTTCGACCAGGAGGACACGCCGGCGGGGCCGCGTCGCAGCGGGACGATCAAGATCGGCGGGCAGGATATCGGCTGGAGTTTGAACTGATGCCCATTCTGACGATTGGCGACAAATCGGTGACGGTCGGCGAGGAGTTCACGAAGCTCTCGCCGGAACAGCAAAATGCTGCCGTGGCCGATATCGCTCAATCGCTGGGTGTGACGGCACAGAAGGCGGAGCCGGCGGAGCCGGTGACGGCCAACAAGGCGGTCCGCGCGCTCGCCACGGGCGTTCCGGTGGTCGGTGGGGTGCTCAACAAGCTGAATGCGGCGACGAATGCGACGCTGGCGCCGGTGGTCGAGCCATTCCTGGAGCCGTCGGAAAACGATATTTCCCGGAAGGGGGAGACGTGGGCGCAGCGGTATCGCAAATCGGAGTCCATGCAAAATCTGGCCGATGAGCGATTTGCAGCCGCGCATCCCGTTCTCGATCCGGCGCTGAAAATCACCGGCGGTGTGGCAGGCTCTATCCCGGCGATGATGGCGGCTCCGGCAGCGTTTGGATTGACCGGTACGCTGCCGCAGATGGTTGCGCGCGGCGCAGTCTCGAATGCGGCTCTCGGCGGAGCTGATGCGGCGGTGCGGGGTGAGGACGTTCGGGCGCCGGCGGCAATCGGCGGCATAGTGGGGGCGGCGGCGCCGCTGGTCGCTCGAGGAGTTGGCGCTGGAGTGCGCGCGATCAAGGAAGCCCGCAATCCGACTCCCCCGGTTCGGCAGAATGTCGAGAAGGTGGCTGGCGTCGACGTCCCGCTGACGCAGGGGCAGGTGGCATCCGATCCGACGCTGCAGGCGGAGGAGGAAATCATGCGCCGCGGCGCGCGCGGCGGCTCGGCGGAGGCTATCGCCCGCCAGGCTGACGAGGCGGCCAAAAAGGCGCTGGCTGACGCCACGGAATCCATTTCGCGATCCCTTGATCCGCGCAGTCTGCCGGCTGCTGCCGATTCCAACCCGGTTCCACCGCAGTTCCGTATCGGCACAAAGGACGATACTGGCCCGTGGTTTTTGGGGAGCGATAAGCCACTCTATGCCAATGCGACGCGCGATAGCCTTGATCGGCTGTATGGGCCGGAGGTGGCCGCGGCATTTGATAAATTCCCCTCGGTTAGCGGCGTAAATGCCAAGGGACAGCCGATCACGGTTTGGCATAAGCCGGGCGAGGAGGCGCGCGCGCTTCGCGAGATCGAGAATTTCAAGACAAAGGGGACGGTCCCGGCGGATAGTGCAGAGGCGGCGCGGCTCCATTACGAAAGCGGTCTGAACCTCGGCTATCCTGAGCCTGCCGCGCGCGGTTACGTCGAAAAGCGGTTTGGCGCTGGCGTGCTCGGTGAGCCGTCGCCGCGCACGGCGCCGCAGGCGGCCGGCGAGACGGTGCTGAATGAGGTCTCGGCGCAGGCGATGGCCCGGCAGGCGGCGGAGGACAATATGGCTCGGCAGGTTGAGGCGCAGGGGGAGACTCTGGCGCGCAATCTTGCGGGCGGCGCGGCCCCGGTAGCTCCGTTTGATGCAGCGGAGCGGTCCGGGGTCGCTCTCGCCAAGGCGCGCGCGGACAAGATCGCGGCGACGCGCGCGGCCTACAAGGCGCGGGATGCGGTCGAAGGCACGTTTGATGAAAGCGTTCCGCAGAGTATGGCGCAGGATATTCGCGAGCGGGTCAACACCGGGCCCGAGGCGCTTTGGATCGATCCGACGAATGAGGGGACGGCCAACAAGGCGTTGAGGCTGATCGACCAGACGGTGGGGCGCGATTCCGGCATGTTCAAGAATGCCGCGAACAAGGTTCCGGAGGCGGCGCCGGCGGCCGCGGCGGAGGCTCCAGGCGCTGCTGCGGGCGCGAAGGTCGCGGAGGACGAGACCACGGCGGCGCTCCGCCGGCAGTACGGCGATTCCGTAGCGGACGCATATGCGAAGCAGAACAAGGGCGCCGGTGAGGCGGCGGCGACCAAGCGGCAGCCGCTGAGTCTTCTGCAATTCATCGCCTCCAAGGGCGGGTTGAAGCCGCACGCGGAGCTCGATGCGATCGGGCTAGCGTCTGGGCATCGCGAGCAAATTCCTGGCGAGTCCGGGTTCTTCGGCACCGTGCGCAAGAATGGCGCGGAAATCGACCGCATGCGCGAGGCGGCGGAAGAGGCTGGATATTTCCGCGGCAAGGATGGAGGCACGTCGACGCCGACGGAATTCCTGGACGCGATCGAAGCGGAGTTGCGCGGTCAGAAGCGATATCCGGAGGGCTTTGAAGGGTTCAAGGACAAGAAGGCGGCCGCAAGCCAGAGCGCTCGATCGACGGCGGAGCAGGAGCAAATGGTCCGCGGTTTTGAGCGCGATCTGGAGGAGGCTGGGTATCGTGAGCTCGGGCCCGACGTGCACAATCGCACGCTCAAGATCATGCAGGAGGAGGGCCTGAAAGCCGACGATGCGGTGGAAAGCGCGCTGCGGCAACTCGAGGCGGAGGACGCCGCGGTTGCGGCCGGCAATAAGGTCAGCGATTTCCCCGGCGATCGACCGATGCGCCAGCCCGGCGCCGGCGAATCCCGGCCCGTCGATCTGAAACAGATGGACGAGGCGCGCAAGCAACTCGTGACCATGCTGGGGGATGCAAAATCCAAGGCGTTTTCGACTGGCGATAGGTCTGATCTTCGCGCCATGTCGCGCATTCTGAGCGAATTCGACAACGTGATTGAGGACGCGCTGAAAAGCGGGAAGTTCTCGGGCGATGCTGGTCTGGCGGCGGAACTGCAGGCGGCCGCGCGGAAGTCTCACGCTGAATATCGGGAACTGTACACCTCGCGCGGCGCGCAGGACCCGATCGGGCGGGTGGTCGAGAAGATTCTGGGGCGCTACACCGATACGGCAGCGACGCCAGAGCAGATTATGGCGATGGGCTACGGTCCGGCGAGTCGTCCTGGCACGGGCGAGTCCGTGAAAGTCGCCCTACGTCTGCGGAGGGTACTGCCGGCGGATGATTTTGCTCGCTGGAAACAGGGTTTGGTCGGTTATGTCGATGATACGTCGCTGTCGCCTGCGAGGCGCTCGCAGCGCATCAACGATTTCCTGGAAAGCTCGATGGGGCGCAGCGATATCCTGACGGCTGCAGAAAAGACGGAGTTGGGCGCCTATGCGCGCAACCTGCGCGCCATGGAACCGCGGGGCGGGATGGTCGGCGAGGTCGACAAGGTGATTGCGAAGATGGCCGCCGGCGACATGACGCCGGTAGAGGTGGTGGACACGCTGTATTCGCGCACGGGCAAGGGTGACAAGGGCCTGTCGGTTCGGCTCGGCATGCGGCTCAAGCAGGATTTGACGCCGGAGGGGTGGACGGCGGTGCGGCAGGGTATGTGGGAAAAGCTGGTCGACGCCGGCGAGGGTAAGACGCCCTATGGCGCGCAGGCGCTATCGCAGCGCATGCACGAATTCCTCAATGGCAGTGGCAAGCCGCTGGCGCAGGTGATGTTCTCGGCGCAGGAGCGGGCTGAAATGGCGAAGCTCGCCAGCATCTACAAGCGCATGGCACCGATGCCGGGCACCACAAACCCGTCCGGGAGCGCGACGATTGGCGCCAAGATCGCGCGGAAGGCGCTGGATAACGTGGGCGCCATGCTGGGGTTTGGGGCGAGTGGCGTGCCTGGCGCGATTGCCGGCCATGTGTTGCAGCGCGGCGGCGAGATGCTCAAGGATGCGCGGGCTGGCCGGGAGGCGGTTCGGCTGTTCTTCGGGCCGCAAGCGCGGATGCCAATTCCGACGTCGAAATTGCCGGCTATCGCGGCGCAGGCTCTGCCTGCTTCGCAGCGATGAGGGTGGCGATGAGGTACAGGACGGCCACGACGGGAATGGCGGCATACGGCCCAAAAGCGTAGACGAATCCGATCGCGGCGACTTTGAGTGCGATCAGGATCACGAGGAGCAGGTAGAGCATGAACGGCCTGGAATTGGTCAGGGGGCTGATGGATCGCGGGTATTCAGCGCACCATGCCGCGGCGCTGGCTGGCCATATGCTGCAGGAAAGCGGCGGAAATCCGACTGCGGTCAACAAGGGCGAGAACGCAAACGGGCTCCTGCAGTGGCGGCTAGATCGCTGGGACAATCTGCAGAATTACGCCAAGGGCCTCGGGAAAAACCCCTATGATGCTGACGTTCAAATGGATTTCCTGCGGCGCGAGATGAGCGGTCCGGAATCCAGGGCGGGTGGCGCGTTCATGGCGGCGCCTGACGTTGACAGTGCATCGGCTGCGCTCAAGGGGTATATTCGATTTGGGGACAAATCGGACGAGACTCGCTTGAACAACGCGCGCGGCCTGTTTTCGCAAATAAATTCTGGGCCGGTGGGGGCGCTCGCCGGCGCGCCGGTTACCGCGGCCGGCCCGGTGAAGGGCGGCGCTGAGGTGGCGCCTGTCGGCGCACTGGCGACGTCGACGCCTTCCCCGACCTCGACGTCGGCGCCGAACGGCACCTCTTCGGAGGCGCTGATGCAGCTGGCCAACAAGACGATGGGGCAACAGCCCGAATTCCTCGAGCCCATGCAATTGCAGATGGCTCGGCCGAATGTCGGGCAGTCTTCACAGATTGCCGCGGCGTTAGCCAAGGCCTACGGAATTGGAGGGTAGCATGCGAAGGCGGTTGATCGAGTTCATTGTACTGGCGGCCCTGGCGATCGGGGCGGGCCCTGTCAGCGCGGCGATCTGGAATTGGTCGACTACGGCCGGCAGCAACGCGACCGCGGACCCGTCAATCAACTGGTCTGAGGGTATGTCTCCCTCGAGCGTCAACGACTCGGCTCGAGCGATGATGGCGGCTATTGCCGCATGGCGGAACGATATCTCCGCGGTAAACACCTCGGGCGGAACGGCGGCGGCCTATACCGTGACCACCTCGGAGGGCGTCAACACGACGCCGGCGGACGGGCAGATGCTTTCGTTCGTGGCGCACGCGACGAATACCGCAAACGCTACGCTGCAGGCAGACGGCGGAACGGCCTATTCGATCAAGCTCAATGGCGCAGCGATCGGCGCCGGCGTGATTGTCTCCGGGACGCCATATCGGGTCTCGTTCAAGAGCTCGGCGTGGAATCTGGAGGCGGGATACGGCAATCCCTACAATATCCCTCTGGGCGGATATCTCGAAACGAGCGTTTCGTCTGCGCCGAATTCCAATTTTGTGGCCGCAGACGGCTCTTGTATTTCGCGCACCACATATTCCGCATATTTTGCTCTGGTCAGCACGACTTACGGCGCGTGCGACGGCACCACGACGTTCGCTGTTCCGGATCGACGCGGGCGCGTCTCCGCGATGCTGGATGGCGGTGCGGGGCGCTTGACCAATGCGTCCGGAGGCTGCGGTACGGTTTTTAATACGCTTGGGACGACCTGCGGCGGAGAGAGTGTCACCCTTACTTTGGCGCAGCTTCCCACCGGCATCACTTCGAGCGGAAACAACAACATCACCGTGTTGTCCACTCCTAACGTGCAAAATACCGCCACGGGAAATTCTGCTCAAGGCGGCGGCGGGCTCGGCATCGCATCGTTTATCACTCAGGTTTATTCGACCGGCGTCAACAATATTTCCGTCACATCGAACAACACCAGCGGGTCTGCTCATAGGACGGTGCAGCCGACGTTTGGCGTCAACGTATTCGTGAGGATTTTCTGATGGCTATCGTTCGCACTGATCTGCGCAACAAGCGCGAGCGCGCCGGGGAAATTCGTTTCTATCCGGCAAACGGCGTGACGGCGACTGACGTGCAGGGAGCGATAGAGGAAGTGGCTGTCGGCGGGGGAACGGTTCCGCCGTCGCTCACTCCAACGGTGGTCACGTTCGCGCAATCTCCCTACACCATTCTGGACTCGGACTATTTGATCCTGTGCGCGACGGCCGGCGGAGCCATCACCATCCAAACGAAAGCCTCCTCCACCCGCAACGGGCGGGAGGTCGATATCAAAGATAGCGACGGGGCGGCTGCGACGAACAATATCAGCATTCTGCGCACGGGCGCGGAGACGATCGACGGCATGACGTCGTATCCGATCGATACCAACTATGGCGCAGCAAATCTGCGTCCGATCGCAAATGGGTACTCGGTGACATGATCAGGAAAATCCTCCTCGGCGCCATTGCGGCGCTTGTCGTTTCCGCCTCCTGCGCATTCGGGCAGGGACAGCCTGGCGCTGGGCAGGTTATGGGCAACGCCTCCGCGGCGGCTCGGCCCGCGCGGGCGGAGACGGTCACAGCCATTCTGGATCGCGCTATCGGGTCGACGCGCGGCGCCATGATCAAGCGCGGCGCCAGCGGATGGGCGATTGTCGGACCCGGCTCTGTCGGTCTGCCGTGGGTTTCGGCTGGAGCTGGCGCGGACCCGCTTTATCAGCTGCTCGGCGTGCTCGGCGGCGGAACGGGTATCAACCTCTATGCAATTGGCGATATCATCTGCGCGACGGGCACCACGACGCTTTCGCGTGTGGCTGACGTTGCCACGGGCAACGCGCTGATCTCCGGAGGCGTCGGCGCCTGCCCCTCGTATGGCAAGATCACGTCCTCGCACCTCAATATCACGGCGACGACGTGCACGAATCAGGTGGTGACGGCCATCTCGGCGACAGTAGCTGGGACCTGTTCGACGATCACGCTGGCCTCGGCGATGTTCGCCAATCAGGGCACCACGACCACGGTGCTGCACGGTAACGCAGCCGGAAATCCATCATTCGGCTCGGTGGTGTCGGCCGATTTGAATATCACAACTACCTCCTGCACAAATCAGGTGGTGACGGCGATTTCCGCGACTGCTTCCGGAACGTGCTCCTCCGTCGCCTATGCCATGCTGGCCGCTGCGGCCCTGGCGACGCAAGCTAACTACTATGCTGCGGCCGCGAACACGGTTGTCCCTACCAACATCATCTATCCGCCTGAGGTGACGATCACCTATGGCGCGACTACCACCATCGATTTCAACACGCTGATTAACGGCGTGGTGACGCTGACGGGCAACATCACGACGCTCACGCTGTCGAACGTCCGGGCTGGAAAGGCCGGCACCATCCGGTTCATTCAGGACGCGACGGGGAGCCGGACATGGCCGGCGGGCGGCAACACTATTCTGAAATATGCCGGCGGCACGCTGCCATCGCTGTCGACTACGGCCAATGCGGTAGACGTGCTCGTTTATGCTTGCAGCACGGCTACCTTCTGCATGGCATCCCTCAATAAGGACGTGCGCAACCCATGAAGTTTCACCGAGCACTACTCCTCCTAGTCGTCGCCCCCTGGCTGGCGCTGCTATCGGCCGCCTCGGCCAACATGCCGGGCACTTTTCAGCCGGTGCTGACCATAGCTAGCGTGCCGTCAGCTCTCGACTGCACGGGCGGGACGGTCACGAGCAGCGGCGGGAAGAAGATCCATACGTTCAATTCATCAAGCTCGCTCGTCTGCACGGGGACCGGGAGCGCGGACTATCTGATCGTCGCGGGGGGCGGGGGCGGGGGCGGGGCCGCCGTGAACACGCGAGGAGCCGGCGGCGGCGGAGGAGGAGGAAAGCTAACCGGAACCGACAGCCTGACGGCCGGCACCTACACGATCACGGTAGGAACCGGCGGCGGCGGCGGCTCCCCAGGGTCGAACGGGACGAACGGAAACAACTCTTCGTTCAACTCGCACACGGCGACCGGCGGCGGCGGCGGCGGCTCCCCAGGGTCGAACGGGACGAACGGCGGCTCCGGCGGCGGCGGCGGCAACCCGAATACGCACGGGACCGGAACGGTTGGGCAGGGCAACGACGGCGGCGATCCCGGTCCGGGAAACACAAACTATACGGCCGGCGGAGGCGGCGGCGCTGGCGCGGCCGGCGGGACCGGCTCGGCCTCCGTCGGCGGCACCGGCGGCTCCGGGAGCGCATCGTCAATCAGCGGATCGTCGGTTACCTACGCGGCCGGGGGCGGCGGCGGAACGTACAACGGCGGGACCGGCGGGACCGGCGGAACCGGCGGTGGCGGGAATGGCTCTTCTAGTGGCGGAAACGGCGGTGCTTGCTCCCAGGCAAATTCAGGATCGGGTGGTGGTGGCGCCGGTTCGGCCCCGGGCGTCTCTGGGGTGGGAGGGGCTGCGTGCGATGGTGTAGTAATTGTTTCCTACTCCCTCTAAAGGAAGTTTTTTATGACCGCCGTCGTCTCAAGAGCAACGCTATTTCAGGCTATTTTTCTCGGAATAACTGCAGCGATGTTTTATGTTGGCAGTGCATTCGGGCAGGTTGCACTTTTCCCGCAGATGACGGCGAGCAGCGCTCCATCTGGAGTTGCTTCAGCGCAAACTGAATTGAATCTAAATCTTTGCGGTCAACAGCAGGCATGGAACGCCTTCGATCGTAGCACCAATACGGCGTGGTTCAATTCCGGTTCTCCGGCGAAGGTGGGTTGGGTTCAATATGGATTCTCTGTGCCGCAGATTGCGGCTTCCTATTCCGTAACAGGTTTAGGAAGCTGCAGCCCGATGACGTCTACTCGGGCTCCAAGTGAGTGGCAGTTAATATGCCAAGACACGGGGGCTTTGCTGGATTTCAGGAGCGGGATTTCTTGGGTGGCTGGTGTTTCACAGAGTTTTACAATTGCCACTCCGGTTGCCTGTTCGGTGTATCGTCTTACCATAACTAATAACGGCGGGGATGCGACTTATGTGCAGCTCGCCGAATGGCAACTCTACGGCAGTTCGACGCCGACGCCGACGCCGACGCCGACGCCGACCAAGACATTAGCTTGCGAAGGAGATAGCCAGACCTCGCCAAGGCTTGCAGTTACCGCCGACCTGACATGGTGCGCCAAGTTGGCTGCGCTCCTCGGATGGAATTTTGTCAACTATGCCGTTGGTGGCTCGAAGTCGGCAGACGTAATTGCCAGACTGCCGACTAACCTCGCATCGCAGGCCGACTGCTACGTTGTTATGATCGGCGCAAATGATGCGTATGTAGCATCGGGCTCTGCAAGTTATCCGCCGGAATTGACGGGTCCATTGCCTACAAGCTCAGGGGTTACGCTCTCGCAATTCCGCGCAAATCTCATGACGATCGCCAATCTAATCAGAGCAAAAAATATCCCGGTGACGTTCATCACGCCCTGGCCGTTTTCCGATGCCACCAATCGGGTTCAATTTCAGTTCTTCGTTGACGCGATGAAAGATGTTGGGGCTTTCATCGGCGTTCCCGTAGTCGACGCCCACGGTATGGCGCAAGGGGCTATCTGGTGGAATTATCAAAACGATACGGTTTCATTTTTTTCAAAATTTTATGTCGACTTAGAGCACGAAACAGCGCTCGGGCATGAACGAATTGCTCAACTGTTTTGGAAGGATCAGAATCGAGGGTCATGTGCATACTACGGTAGTGTTCGCTAAAGATGATGGCTCGATCCATGCAAAGAAGGAAACTGCATCATGTCTACCATCGAATCTCTCGTCACCGATCGCATTATCCGCCTCGGAAATTCAGGCCCGAGAGTGATGGAATTACAGTTGGCTCTCGCAAAGCTTGGCTTCCCTCTCAAGGGAACGGGATATTTTGGGACGGCGACGGACGCGGCGGTGGAGCAGTTTCAGCGTAGGGCCGGCATTGAGCCGGACGGCGACGTGGGGACGCTGACGGCGCGCGCGATCGACGCGGCGTTGGCGGCTCCTAGGCCGGGCACTCACTCTCCGCTGCCGACGGAGATGGTGGAGGCGGGACGGCCGTTGTGGCTGCAGGTTTCGCTCTCGCACATTGGTCTGCGCGAGACGCCTGGCGCCGCAAGCAATCGCGAGCTCGTGGCGGATATTCAGACGGTCGCGAAAGACTATCAGTCGGATTCGACGCCATGGTGCGCCGGGTGGGTGTCGTTCTGCCTTGCCAAGGCCGGCGTGCGTGGCTCCAAGTCGCCGCTGTGGGCGCTCTCTTACGCGGAGGGGTGGGGCGTGCGGCTGGCTGGGCCCGCTGTCGGCGCGATCGCGGTCAAGACGCGCACCGGCGGCGGTCATGTGACGTTCGTGGCGGGCCGGAACAGGAACAATCTGCTGGCGTGCTGCGGCGGGAACCAGAACGATATGGTCAATATCGCGGAATATTCCGTGGGATCGTTCAACAAGGGGTTCTTCTGGCCAAAGGATATCCCGCTGCCGAAAGTCGGCATTTCGACGTTGCCGATCGTTTCGGCGTCGGGGAAGGTGACCAGCGAAGCATAGCGCCGGTCGGTCAAATCGGATAAGGGTCGATCAAAGCAGGAAAGGGCGTGGATCATGAAGATTTCTAGCGAGACGCTGGGGCGCTTGATGGCCTCGGGCCGGAACTATCTTGGACAGGGCGTCGCGTTCGCTGCCGGCATCGGCGTTATGTCCGCGGCGCAGCAAAAGGATTTGATGGATGCGGTCGGGCAGATGGTCGACGGCGTGACCATGGTCGTCCAGGGCGCGACTAACGCGTGGGCGATCGTGGCTGTGGTGGCCGCGCCGATTGTCGGCCCCATCCTGGCGCGCTGGGCGTCAAATAGCGCCAAGGTCGGCAGTCAAGCAGCGGCTGTGCGCGCCGCGGTGGAGGAGGCGCGGGCGGCGGCCGCTCCATTGCCTCTCGAGGTGAAGGCAAAGATTGTCGACGCCGCGGCTGCATTGCCGGAGGTGGTCGGCGATATCAAGGTGACGGACCCGGCGCTGGCCGTCGCGACGGAGAGTGAGCAAGTCAAATCTGCATCATAGGAGGACTTCATGCGGTTTAGAGTAGCCGGGGCGCTGGTTGCCCTGTCCATCATGCTCGGCGGGTGTGCCGGCGGTTTCGAGCGGCTGCAGACGGCCATCTCGATCGGCACCGCGACGGTGCAGAATCCGGTCACGCGCGAGCGGCTGGCGAAGGTCGAATCCGCGGCCGTGCTGGTGTTCACCGGGCTGAATGCCTGGCGCGATCTGTGCGAAGCCGGGCAATTGCCCCAGAGCTGCGTCCAGCAAATTAGGACGGCGCAGATTTACACGCGGCAAATCAAGCCGTACCTGAGGCAACTGCGCACGTTCGTGAAGCAGAATGATCAGGTGAACGCCGGCGTGGTGTTCAACCAGGTCGTGGAGTTGATCGGGATCGTACGCGGGCAGGCGGCTGCCGGTGGCCATCCGATCGCTGAACCGGGAGTGTGAGCCATGGAAGCTGTTGCAAGGGTCCTACCGCTGATCGTCAAGGGAATCGGGGTGGCGTCGACGCTGATCGCCGCCGGCCAGAACGCGGCTCCGGCGTGGCGCGCGATCAAGGCTCTGATAACTCACGCGGAGGCGGGTTCCGTCACCGATGAGGCGCTGGAAGCCACGGAAAGCGATCTCGACGCGCTGATTGATCGGTTCAACCGTCCGATCTGAGGGTGGCGCCAATGCCTCCGGAGTTTCTCGAGATTGTGAAGGCCGGAGGCGCGGCGCTGTCGCCATTCCTGGCGATGTTGTGGTGGCTCGAAAGGGCAGAAAGAATAAGAGAGCGCGAGGAACATAAGGTAGTCGCCAGAGATATGGTGGTTGCCATGGTGAAGACGGAAAGCGCTCTAGCTGTACTCCGCGATCTGTTTCCCAAGGGAAATTGAATCAATGGGCCTGGTGAGCATGATACGGAATATGATCTTCACGCGGCCAGCGGACCCTGAGGTCCTGTTGGCCCGGACACTCGTCAACCGGATTAGCGAGCACGCTGACGCGATCAGGACCAGTGCGGAGAAGTACACTCGGCACCGCGATCCATTCGCCGCGATGATGGCGGATATGTATAATCGCGATCAGGTCTCGCGAATCTGGAGGGGAAATGAGCCCCCAACGTGAATTTGGCCAGTTCCTCGATCTCGGCAACGGCGAGTTGGCGATTGTCTGTATCTCGCTATCGTTCTTCCTGATTTATCATCTGATAGCGGTGGGCCGGATGCGTCGCATCGGCTGGCGGCGCTGGATATGCAAGCTGCCGCTGTCGATGCAGTTGGCGCAGGCGTTCCTCGTGGTGACGGTGTTCCTGGCCTTCCGGAGTGCGTCGCTCTGGTATGATCGGGCGACGCACGAGGGGCAGCTGACAAATCTCAACGAGGTGTCGTTGCTGATCGGAACGGCCGGCGCCACGGTCGGGTTTATGTGCGTGTTGCGGGTCGTCACGCGGCCGGTGCTCGGGCACTGGCCCTGGATTGTCCCCTTGGGGGTGATGCTGTTCTATTTCGCCATGTGGGCCATGCGCTATTAGAGCGGCTTCTATTTCCCGGCGATTGCCTTGATATCGTGCTCGATTTTGCCGACGGTGCGGATGATCGGCAGAAATAGGCGTGTGAGGCGGAGGCGCCAGATATCGCCGTAGCCGGCGCAGAATACGAAGCGCTCGCGGTTCCAGTCATGGCGGAGGTGGATGTTGCCAAGGCGCCAGTCGCGCGAGGTGTGTTCCACCGGCTCGGCGAGGAGGGGATGGATATCGCCCGGCGCGCGGCGCGGCGGCGCAATTCGTCGGCTCGGACGATCGATGATCTCGCGCATTCTGGCGTTGAGGGCGCGGCCGAATTGACCGGTGTATGTCGGGTCGGTGCGCCCGGTGATTTCGACGATTGCGAGCTGGATGCTGTCGCGCATCAATTCACCTTCATGGTGGGGAGGGCGTTGCGGATGACTTCTCCGGATTTCGGGTGGATCGCGGTGGCGTTCTCGACAATCCGGCTGACGATGGTCTGCAGGACGGTTCGGCCGATCACTTCGCCGTTGAGGCGGAAGGCAAACGCAAGCATGGCGCCCAGCGCCATGGCGAGTTCGGCGGAACAGGTGGCGTTCTGTTCGACGTCGCCGCGGATAGCGCTGGGATAGTGGCGGCGGATCAGGTCAAGAATTTCGCGCTGGAATGCGGTGCTGGCTTCGGCGCTCATACAAAATCTCCTCTTGGCGGCGTACTCGATGCGAAAGGTTGTCTCCGCGCAAGCCCTTGGCATAAAGGCTCGCGCGGAGGACGTCGACGGAGAATTCACCCGCCTGGAACCGGCTTTCGAGGGCGGAGTATGCGCTTTCGAGGGCCTGGCTGCCCTCCTCTCTTGCGTGGTTTGCCACCGGTTATCCCCGCGTATCTGGCGCCCGATCGGATATTTTCGATCGTGCGGCGACTGACTCCGTATTTGTCGGCAAGGCGCCTATTTAGACCATAGGGAGCCAGCTTCTTGCCGGCCTCGGCCTTGATCTTGTCTGCCAGCTGAAAAGTGTTCCAAATTTCCCGCACTTGATCCGGAGATAGTAACCGGTTGGGGACGTTCTTTGGACTTTTCATAGTATCCCTCGAGGAATGACAGACGGGTGTAGGCTCTTTCGAGGGCGTCACGAGCCTTCGTGAGTTCGCCGACTCGAATAGCGGCGCGCGAGCGCGATTGCGCGATCTCTTCGTTGGCTTCGTGGAGCTGAACGTCATAACCGGCGATCACCTTTTCCTTGTCGCCGATATCCTTGCGCAGGAGCGCGATCGTGTTGGCCAGTTCTTTGATCTGGCGTTGCTGGAATCGGATCGTGGTCCTGGCGCTTTCCCCGCGCGGGCGGCGGGGCGGTCTGGGCTGGCTCATAGGTTCTCCTGATGGTGGTTGGGTGGGGTGGCGAGGCGGATTAAGCGGCTTCCTGCGGGCCGCCCGGCCGGTTCTTGGCGTAATGCACCTTCGCGATCGGCATATTCCCGGTGCGGTGCAGATAGCGCAGCACCTTGTAACAGCCCATCGCGTCATTCTCGGCGGTGTGGTCGCCAAGGTCGGTCTCGCCGATGAACAAGAGGCATTCCGACAGCGCCGGCCATTTGTAGCCGCCGCGGTTGCCCTTGGGTGGGATTTTGCAGATATCCGTCATGGCCCGCATGGTGCAGAGCTGCAGGGTATGCTCGAAACGGTCGTCCATGCCGGCGCGGCGGAGCTCGGCGCGCAGCTGCTTGGCGTCGTGCTGGGCGTTGTGGGCGGCAAAAATCCGGCCGTTGTCGATCGCGGACTGGTACTCGTTGAGGGCCTCGGTCACGGGGATGCCGTGCTCGTTGAGAAACTCGTCCGTGAGTCCGTTCACCTTGGTGGCTCCTTCGGTCATTTTCCAGCCGTCGGGGCGAATGTATTTGCTGTAGATGCGCTCGATCTCCAGCGCCGGCGAGACATAGATCATGGTGAGAGATGCCAGCCGGGGCTGGCCTTCGGCGTCGGCCGGCTGCTTGTAGTCGAAGAGGCCGGTTCCCTCGGTGTCGGTGACGATATAGCCGCGTTTTTCTTCCATGGTGGTTCTCCTGGTTAATCGAAGTCGAATAGGTCGGCGGAGGCCTGCACGCCATCGCCGGAGGTAGAGATCAGTTCTCTGGCGGAAAGGCGCTGCAGGTAGGTGTCTCGGCTCGACCGCTTGTATCCGGTCTCGGTGTCGATCCAGCCGCGATGGACGATAGCGGGGTATGTGCTGCACACAGCCTCAAGCACGCGGCGCTCTCCCTCGGGAAGCACGCGCAGCCAATACTCGCGCAGCGCTGTTCCGGTCGGTAGCGGCTCATAATTCGAGCCAAGCGCCCTGATTCCGTCAGCGGTGATGGTGACGCGATCTCCGGAGGTGTCGACATAGGATCGCTCGCGCAGGCGCTGCAGGTAGGTGTCTCGGGATGATCGCTTGTATCCCGTGAGTACGGTCAATTGTGTCTTGGTGACGCCTTTTGAGTGCTGCGCGATGGCGATCAGGCAGCATCGCTCTCCCTTGGGAAGGGATTTGCCGGCGTCACCGGGCTCGTTTCGCGCGGCCGGCGCGGTGCTGAATGCGGGGGCGTGCGACCCTCGAGTGATATTTCGTTCGCTTCTGGCGTCGACTACGCTGGCGACCGGTTTGGCCTTCTGCATGGCCAGCATGTCATCGAACGATTTGTCGTAGAGGCGCGCGGCCTCGGTACCGTGCTTGTCCAGCGCAGCGATAATGTCGCGCCGCAGGTCGGCCACAATGCCAATGATGTGGCTCCGGCCGGCCGTGATGCCCTCCTGATAGGCGCGTTGGCGCTCGTCCGCGCTGATCGGCGGGACGATAGCGGTGGCGGTGCGCAGCTCGTTCTCCAGAACGATGATCCTTGCGCGCAGGGTCTTCGGATCATTGGCCTTGCGCTCGTCCTCGAGGCTGGTGAGGCGGCCTTGGAGGGCATCCATATCGACCTTGGCGAGTTCCGGGCCTTTCCCGTCGGCCACGGATGGCGCCTTGCTGCTGTCGAACGTCAGCGGCAGGGGGAATTTGGTGTGGCGGAGCACGTCGTCCTGCGGGCTCCATACCCATGCCTCGCCCGGTTTCAGGGACGGCAGGGAGGCAATGATCTCTTTGCCGCGGGCCGGGTCCGCCTGATCGGCAATCCAGTCGGAAATGGCCTTGCGGTCCTGCGGGGCGAGCAGGCGCATGGCAACGAGGCTCTGGACCTGAGTCAGGCTGTCCTTGTGCACCTTTGCCGGCCGTTGTGATATCAGGGCAATGCGCAGGCCCCGGGATCGTCCAAGCGAGACCAGATTGTTGGCGGCATGAAGCATCGCCGGCACGGCTCCGCCGGAAGCGGCGCCAGCCTGCGGCATGAAAAGGTGCGCCTCGTCGATGATGAGGTGGAGGGGGCCCTTGTTCTTCCGGCGGATAGTCTCCGCAAATTCGGTGAAGAATGAAGTTCGCTCCGATACCGTCATCAGGGACATATCGAAGATCGCGGAATCGGAGCTCGCGGCGAACGTCTCGGCGAGGAGCGCGGCGTCTCGAGCGCGGAGCGGGTAGTCTCCATGATCTCCGCCGAAAATATAAATGGCGTATCCGGCCTTTTTCCCGTCCGCCATAAGGCGCAGTCCCCACCATGCGCCGGTCGGGTCCAGGATCAGCGCCCGGCCGCCGTCGGCCAGCACGGGCTCGACCAGCCCGCGTTTTGCAGCGCTGGTCTTTCCTGATCCTGTGGCGCCCAGAAAGGCGATATGCTTCTCGCGGGCGCCGGTTGGAATGAGCGCGGTCATGAATGCTCCTCATAGGCAGATGGTGGAGGTTCGGGCCGATCGTCCAGCGGCGGGCCGGCGTTCGATGGCCAGTTGCGGGCGTTGCGCGCATCAATCTCGGGCAGGAGGTCGACAGCATCAAATCCAAGGATGCGCGATAGGTAGTAAAGCGCGCGGTTCTTGAACCTGCGAAATTCATCCTCGCCCATGCTGGCAAAATTGATGCTCTTGGGCAGGAAAATCATCTCTCCATCGGCCTTCATCACCGGGCGAACGTGGTTGCAGGCGATTTTCAGCGCGTCCAGGAGAGACTCCTGATCTGGATATCCCTCGAGGTGCTCGCAAGCGAGGCGCAGGATGGCGAAGAAATGCCGGTGGTTCTCCGGATGGCGCGGCTTGCGCCAGTCGATCAGCACCTCCTTGCCCTCTGGAATGGCCTGCAGCCATTCCTCGGCGGCAAAGTCGGCGGGGACGAGCGCGCTGCCCCGCCGAATAAAGCCCTTGGCGTCAAGATCGGCCATCGCCGCGGGTTTCCAGCATGGCGTCGGCTATTTGGTAGCATCGGCGTGCCCCATCTTTGAGGTCGACGGGGCCGTATCGCGATATCCATCCCGTGAGCGCTTGCGCGGCGAAATAGTCGCGCAGGGTCATGCCGCGTGCATCTTGGCGGCTTCTGATCTGGTCGCCCAGATTCCCGGGCTCCGGCATCAGTTTGGGGTGGCATGGATAGGCGTGCGGATTTTTGGTCACGGCTCCAGCCTCCGCTCGTGCTTGCGATAGATGCCCATGGCCTCTTCCTTGTCGGGCGGGATCATGTCGACGAGGTACTGGAGGCAGTGGGTTTCCCAGATGGTTTCCAGGTCTTCGGGCTGGTCGATCGAGGCCAAGGTGGCTTCGATCCATTTCAGCACGGTCTCCGGATTGTCGTTGGCGGGCTTGCCGTACTCGGACGCCTCCGGTTCGCCGGCGTCGTCATCCATCTCGCCACTGGAGTCGCTCATGTCGGACGGCGGAGGGCTGGCTTTCTTCGCCTCCGCCTTGGCGGCCTTGTCGCGGAGCGATTCAATGGTCTCCTCGAGCGTCTTGCGAACGGCGGCATAGATTGACGGCTTCATTTTCTGCAGGCGCTCAAGCGGTCCGGCCTGTTGGCGCGGCTCCTCTCCGTCGACGCCTGGCAGGGTGAATTTCTTCGTATTCTCGTCCACCCATTTGTATACAGCGTTGGTGTCGGCGGACGTTTTTACGAGGTCCTGGAACCGCTGCGCCCAGCTTTCATAGCTGTGGCCATCGCCGGGAATGCGGTGGGGCTTGGTTTCCTCTGTCGAGGAGTGCATGGCGGCGGTGGCACGGCCGGTGCTGATCGGATCAGGTTTCGGCTCCTGTTTCGGTTCGGGCTTTTTTGCCTGCTGCTGGCGCGGGGGCGCGGCGTCAACCTGACGCGGCGGCGTGCCGTCGCGCACTTCGGACGTGGCGTCGGCCTTGGTGGTGCTCCGCGGTGGGGCGGCATCATTGTTGACCGTCGACTGATCCGGAATGGCAACCGTCTCGATCGTCAAATCTCCGACGTGCCGGCCGGCCATTTCCTCGGCGGTGAGCTCGTTGCCGGTCTCCTCGGGGAAGGCGCGGCGGAGCGCGGCCGCCTCGGCGCATTTCTCCAATTGCCCCTCGGGGCGTTCCTGCCACATCTTGTTCGGGAGTTCGGTGTTGCCTTGCGTCGCGTATGTTTCGAGCCAAGATACCTTCGGGCCGACAAACGCGACGCGGGCTCCCTGCACGATGCGATAGACAGTCATCCGGCAATGCTCCGGAAACTCAACCTCCACAGCCTCGTCCTTCCAGTCGCCCCCGCGCTTCACGCGGCCCTTGAAATGCATCTTGATCGACTTGCCGAATTCGGGCGCATCGCATCCGGCATACTCACGCGTTCGCGCGGCGGTGGTGCGAATTTCGCTGATGCCGGGCCACACAGTTTCGACATAACTGCCGCGCGCGGAATCCCACATGGGGACGATATGAACCGGCCTCTTCATGATATCGAGGCCGCGCGATTTGCAGTAGGACAGCGCCATCACAATCGCGTCCGCGGTCTTGGCGGTCGGGAATATCGCCTCGACAAGCACCTTCCAGGTGCCCCTGTCGACGTTGAATGCCTCCTCGACGCGGGGGTGGAAGGGGAGCCGGGGCGGGCTAAAAACCGCGACCTCGCCCTTGCTGGTCGCCTCGTCGGCCACGGTTTCGGTGCGATCGGCAGTCTGTGTGGCCATGGCCTGTTCCCTTTCGATGGTCTTGCGGTTTTTGGCGCCCGGGGTGCGTCCCATAGGGGTATGTCCTTTCTGACGTGGAATGGTTCAATACTGGCTGATGGCGCCGGCGATCGACGGAAGCCAAAGAGCAATTCTAGCGAACATTCGCCTCTTCCCTGATCTCGGCGCAGGGAACGTCGCGGCCGGCGTCGACCGCTTTCTGCGCCAGCGCCATGAACATCTGATAGACCTCGGGCAGCCCGCCGAATTGGAGGAATGCCTTTTCGAGGTCGATCGACTTCACCACCTTGCGAATGCCGACGGTCGCGGTGCGGCCGGACGCTCCCTTGATCTGGGTGGCTGGCGGAGGGGTGTTGGGGGCCACTTTCTGCGGCGTCGCCGGCGGCGGTTCGTTCCCGGCATCGGCCCATTCCTTGTCCTTCGCGGCCTGCTCCTGCAGCTTTCGGTTCTCCTCGTCGGCGCGCCGCTGGTTCTCCAATTTCAGCGTTTCCCATGCGCTGAGGGCGGCGCGGATGGCGTCGGCCGCGTCCTGCGCTGACTTGACCAGCGGCTGCCATTTCGCGTCGACCGCTTTTGACGCCTCGAGGTGAGGGTCCTTTTCCTTTTTGCGAGCCTTGTCGGCCTTCCCTGCGAGCGCGGTAAGGGCGCTGCGAAGGGTCTGGGCCTTGGCGGCCTGCTCGTCGCTGTCCACGGTGCTGTAGGAGGCTGCGCCAGCCTTGGCTTTCTCGATCTCCTGGCGCATTGATCCGACGGGATCGGTCGCTGGGTCGATCTCTGGCCCCTTGGCGACGTCGGCTGCCGCGGTGTCGTTATCCAGCCATTGTCCGGTATCCATGCGGTGCCAGTAGGCCGCCTCGGTGATGGGGTTGCGGCTTGCATACGGCCAGATTTCCATCATGCGCATGGCGTCGGGAGACTTCCCATTGACGTGGCAGCGCATCTCTCCGGAGCCGGAGTCCAGCCAGTAGGCGACGGGTTCAAAGGTTCCGTCCTTGCGCTTCTGGCGGTAGAAGCCCGGCTGAGGGTCGTCGGCGCTGATGGGGCCTCGTGTGCCGGCGAGCGCGTTTTTCCACCATGCAAAGGGGTCCTCAGTCATTGGGAAACATCCTCCGTTTTGGCCACGAGTTCTTGCGGGCCGGGATTTTGGTACGTCTCTCCTTGGGGAGGCGCGGTTTAATGATGGTGCGTCTTTTTTTCGGGCTGCCGCCCTCTCCGCCATATGCGCGATAGAGGCTGGCCGCCAACTTGAACGGGTCGATTCCGTTCCATCGCCAAAACTCCGCTTCGTTCATTTTATGCTGAGCTTTCGGGCTCTCCCGATGGCACCACGCGCAAAGCGGGACGGAGTATCGATCGTCCGGCTTCTCGCTCATGCCGGTGGAGGGCTTGCCGATCGCGGGATTGGCCATGCGGATATGGGCCGCCTCGGTCGGTGACGTCCGACAGACGCAACACGGCTTGGTGCGCACGAATTCCAGATACTTGGGATCATGTAGACGCGGCTGGCGCTGGCGCAGCTCGCCCGTCACGAGTCATGCTCCTGATGCTCATGTTCCTTCCACTCGATTTCGATCGGCGTCTCGCTAGATATATCGAGGGCGGTGTTCGACCAGTCTCCACCGCCTGGCACCGTTACGGTAATTCGAGCGTCAAACGGAATCACGGCTCCCTGTTCGCGCAGGAGACGGAGGATATCCTGGTCCGTGAGCTGGATAGTCAGTCTTCGCTTGATCTGGGTCACGATGCGGATTTTGATTTCTGCGCTCACGGCGTCACCGTCCATGCGACGGCGATCGCGATCAGGATCACGGCATAGCATCCCCACTCGGCGATCTTCATGCCGACGTAGGCGGCGGCCTCGGTGGCGGTAGGTTCGGGCTTCATATGGCTTCTCCGTTGACGATGATGGTGCCGAACAGGCGGTTCGGCGCCGATCTGTGGTACAGGATATTAGTTGCCAAAAAGCCAATGGCGGCGCCGGCCTCCTGATTGCAGCGATGGCATGCGAGCGTCGTGTTTTCGTAGGTGTCGGCGCCCCCGAAAACCCGCGGTTTCTTGTGCTCCAGGGTGGCGGCATTGTTGCCGCGGCTGCCACTGGTCTCTGCCTTCACCGTGAGGATGCCGCAATATCGGCAGTGCGGATCGGCAGCGAAGTGGCGCCGCAACAGCTTCGTTTTGAGAATCCCCGATATGCGTTTGCGAGGAATGCGGCTGTTGTCGACGATGCGGGGGAAGTGCATCACGGGCTCGGCTGCTTTGGCTTCAAAGCTCGGAATACCTTCACTGCGGCGCGCGCGGCGGCGTCCTGCGTTCGGAATCTCTTCACCTTGCCGGATTTTCCTAGCAGGCGGCCGTGTCCAATCACGGCGGCCTCATATGTGGAGGCATCGCCCCCGATCGCGGACGTCATGATCTGGCCGTCCTCGGATATGCGGGCGTATCGCAAAATGCCGGTGCGATAGGAGTGGAATTGAATTCCGTCGACGAGGCGGTGGACGGCAGATGTGCGGCGGTACCAGTCTCTGACATAGGTTGTGGTATCGCTCATTTGGACTTTCCCTTTCTGACGTGCGGTGCGAGTTCCCTGAGGCGCTGGATGATATCGCCCATGTCGGTGAATCCGCAGTTCGGGGCAGCGTCGATCAGATGGTCGAACGAGATGCACATATTGTCATAGCCGTGGCCGTCTCCGGCCGGACTACATGCGAGCATGTGCTGCGCCTGATCGAGTTCCCCCTTTTCGAGATGAGAGACGAGGCGCGAAAACGTGGACTGCACCTCGGAAATGATCGCGGCGCGCTGTTGCGTTGCGAGCGTCTCCGGTGTCGTTGCAAGAAGCTCTTTGGTGGTGACGGTCATAGAAAAATTCCCATGCTGATCAGGAAGGCGATAGCGATGGCGGCGTTGGCGGCCATCGCATAAATGATGCGGTCGGGGGTGGTCATCGCGGATATTCCATGGGATCAATTTCGGTGACGCCGTCGGTTTCCCAATAGCCTGTTTGAACCCATCCCGGGGGTGAGGGGTAATGCAGCGAGTCGCCCGCGATCTGCCGATAAGTTTGCTCGACGATGCGCGGCATGTTGAATGCGTCCAGCTTGCGGTGGCGCCGCGCCCATTGAACGGCGCGCCACTTGGCGGGGAAGGCCTTGTGGGTTGTGATTTCGTCCTGATTGCAGAAATCAAATATCCCGTCGCATTCCGGGTCTCCGCCGGCCGCGCGCGCCATCTCGGCGCCTTTGGCATGGTCGATGATCTCGACCAGATATCGGAGGTCGCCGATTTCGGGTTTTGTCATGGTCAGGGCTCCACGATGCGGGTGGCGGCCTTTCGGACCAATTCGGGGCTGTCGCGGTACTGCAGCGATTTCCCGCGCTCGGTGACGACATATTCGCCGCGCACGCGTTTAACGGGGAAGCCGTGCCAGACATGGGCGAGGTCCGGATTGCCGGTCTCGGTGACGATATAAAATCGGTTGTCGGAGGTCTCGATGATCATGGTTAGCCTCCGGCCTTGACGTGGCGGAGGCGCTCGCCAGCAGCCATCTGGGAAATGTCGCCAGCCTTCACGGCGGCGCGGCGCGCGATTTTGGCGCGGATATCCTTCAACTGATTGGCGGGATAGATCACGCGGCACTCCTCGTGCTTGATGAGCATCAAGCCAAGCTCGGCGGTAGTGTAGCCGGGATATTTTGCGGTAGGGAAAGCTACATCGGCCATTCTATTCTCCCATCTGGGTTGAGGCTCAATGCCTCGGCGAATGTGGGTGCATTATGCGGGTGGAGTTCGCGGCCGTCAAGTAAAAATTGACAAAAATATTCGGATGATGGATAAGGGGGCATGAAAAAGCCGACCAATGCCGACGGCTATCAGGCCGTGCTCCGCCATTTTCACAAGGATGGGAAGGCGCATGGAGCCAAGACGCGGCTGCAGCATGCGCTGGGCGTGAAATCCAGGCAGGTGGTTGACCGGTGGGAGCGGTACGGCATCCCCATGAAATATTCGCAGAAGCTCAAAGAGCTGACGGGGATGCGGCCGGACGAGATTTGGCCGGAGAATTTCCGCTAGAAATTTCGGGGGCGATGCCTATTGTTCGCGTTCTCTCAAACCCAAAGGATGGAATATGCCTAGACTCAAGCCGCAGGGCCACAATCTGATCGATCCGGAGCAGAAAAAGCTGTATCTGGAAATGCTCGATCATTGGAAGGGACTCAACGATCGTGCCAATTCAGCCAGCGCAAAGCGTCGTCAATACGAGGGCGAGGTGAAGAAGGCCGGTTTTTCGGTCAAGATGTTCAAGGACTCCATGCAGCTCGCAACGCCGGAAGGTGAGGCTGAGTTCAAGGCGGAGATGGCCAATCGGATGCTGGCTGCGGCCTACATGGACGCTGATATTGGCGATCAGCTGTCGCTATTCCTTGAGCCTGGCCGGACGCCGGCGGTCGATCGGGCCTATCGCGAGGGTCAAACGACGGCGATGGAAAACAAGGCTGCCAAGCCCCGATATTCGCCGGAGAGCGATCAGCATGCCGCTTACATGAAGGGGTATCATGACGAGCAGGAGCGGCAGGTGCTCAAGGGAATCCGCAAGAAGGAAGACGGCGCCGGGGAGGGCGAGAAGTCTAATGGCAAGAAAGGCGCGAAAGGCAAGAAAGCTGCAGCGGCTCCGACGGCTCCGGCCAAGAAGCGCGGCAGGCCTGCTGGCAGCGGAAAGAAGGCCCGTGGCGAGGCTTCTCCGCCTCGCGCTGCGAAAGACACCAATCCTCCGCGGCGCCCCTCGGCGCAGCCGGTGACGCGTTCGACGATGGCCGCCGCGGAGGAGTCTGACAGCTACTTTACGAAGTCGACCGAAACGGCCGGCAACGCCTGACGAATACCAGAGCGCGGTTTCCGACAGGCGCGTGCATATAGACCCGGCTGCAGCGGAAACGCGGCCGGGCCGGAATATCCGGGATTGTAAGGTTCCAGGTTGGTGAAGGGATGCTTTCGCTAAACGGCGCCTCAACCGTCTCGGAACCCGCGGGGATCGGCGGCAGACGATCTCCGCCGGGTCAATTGCGGCCTCGGGGAAACCCGGGGCCGTTTGATTCCATAAATGGAGAGGCAAAAAGTGACTACTGCACATTCTCCGCTGCGGGTTCTCAAGGCGCAGGCGGACAAAATCGCCAAAAACATCAAGGCGGCGGAGCGAGGCGAGTCTGTTGCGCCGGAATTCGCCGCACGTCTGGCGGAGGCACGAGATCGCCCAGCCTTTGTGGTCGGGGTGCTGATGGATGACAAAATCATCCGGATCACGCTGTCGTGGGACGCAATTCGCGGGAGTTCTGAGGTCGCGTTGGCGGCGCTGATCCTCAAGCATATGCGCGAGGAGCGCGGGCATTGAATGAACGATGATCCGGTGGTGACGATGATGCTGCCTGGCGCTCCTCGAGGAAAGGGGCGGCCTCGGTTCAAGGTTATCAAGCCCAAGGGGCGGCCGCAGTTTGTGTCGGTCTATACGGACGCGGATACGGCGGAATATGAGGCCAGTCTGGCTGCGGTCGGGCGGCAGGCGATGGGTTCAATGGCGCCGCTGGATGAGGCTCTGACGGTGTTTATCGAGGTCTTCGTGCCCATTCCGGCCTCCTGGTCAAAGAGGGCGCAGGAGGCGGCTCGGAACGGTGACGCGATGCCGGTAGGAAAGCCGGATGGCGACAATTATCAAAAGATCGCGGGCGACGCGCTCAATAAAATCGTCTGGGTGGATGATTCCTCTATCGTCATGTGGCAGTGCCTGAAACGATACAGCGATTTTCCGCGCATGCGGATATCCGTCTGGCGATGGTTCGATCAGCCGGCGGAGCAGGAGCAGGGGGGTCTATTCGATGAGTAGGAAGGCGCTCGATCGAAAGCTGTGTCGGGAGCTATTCGAGAAAGAGGGGTCAGTGGTCGGGGTGCACCGCGCATTGAAGGCAAGGGGCATCAACGTGATTTATGGAACGGTGCGGCGGGCGCTGAAAGAAGCGGGCGGCGAACGGCAGACGAAATCGCGGTTCCCATCCAATTTTGACCCTGCGCGGACCGCCAAACTTCCGCCGATCGACAGCGCGGCGCTGGTCGACCGAACAACGCTATATCCGTCCACGGTTGTTCGGCAGGGGATGCCGCAAAACCTGCTCAAGTCGGGATACAATTCCTCGAAAATTGGGGGGCAGGTGCTCAAAGGAAAATGGAAGGGGATGCCGATTTACACGCTCACGCTCGAGGAGCGTGCGACGTGTCCGACGTCCTGCCATCATTGGCGGTCCTGTTTCGGCAACAAGATGCACTTTGCCCAGCGGATCAGTCACAAGGCCCCTGGCTTTGCGAACGCGCTGGTGGCCGATGTGGAACGGCTCGGCCGGGAGCATCCCGGCGGGTTCGTGGTCAGGCTCCACGTTCTCGGTGATTTCTTTTCCGTGTCTTATGTGAAGCTCTGGGAGGCGCTGCTGGATAACGTGCTTGCGTTGCGGGTGTTCGGATATACGGCGCGGTGGGATGCACAGAATGATCCGATCGCTCGGGCTCTGGTGGCGCTGACCATGCGGAGGTGGGAACGGTTTGCGATGCGGTTTTCGGATGCGCCGACCGACGAATGCGCGACGGTTAGTATTGAGCATCCCGTGCAGGCGCCTGGCGATGCCATCGTGTGCCCAGAGCAGATGGGCAAGACGGAATCTTGCTCTACGTGCGGGCTGTGTTGGCAGTCCAGGCGCCGCGTCGCGTTCCTGCAGCATTGAAATGAGCATGTTCGACGGGCTGCCGTTCCGGCATTATCGCTGCATCAGCGCTGATCCTGATTGGGATTTCAAATCTAATAGCGTCGCCAATCCCGGCCGGAATGCCCGGCGCCACTATGCGACGTCTCCGCTGGAGGAGATTTGCCGGTTGCCGGTCGAGCGGCATGCGGCGGAGGACTGTATCCTGTGGCTCTGGATCACGGGGCCATTCCTCGTCCAGGGCGCCCATTTGCCGGTGATGAGGGGGTGGGGTTTCGAGCCGACGGCGATGGGGTTTGTCTGGATCAAGCTCAATCCCAACTCGAGTCCGGTATTTTTTACGAGCCGCGATATTTTCAAGGGCGGCGGCTTCACGACGCGCAAAAATGCGGAGTTCTGCATCATCGGAAAGCGCGGTCGATCGCTGCGGCATGACGCTGGTGTTAGCGAGGTGATTATCTCTCCGCGGCGCGAACATTCGCGCAAGCCTGACGAGGCGGTGCGGCGCATGGAGCGGTATTCGCCGGGGCCACGACTCGAGCTGTTCGGTCGGCAGCGCCGTCCAGGATGGGACGTTCGCGGCGATGAGGTCGACAAATTCAAGGCGTTGTAGGTTGCTGGTCCTGGAGCGCTATGGGTAGCGCGTTGACTCTCTGATGATTCAGGATCAGAAAAGCAAAGACCCGCCGGGAGGCAACAACCGGCGGGTCCTAAACTAGTCCGATCAGCTTGACGGCACTCGGACAGGATTGAAATAGGCGTTTTTGGCCATTTCGTCAATCCCTGTTCACGTTCCGCCCCATAGCAAAGTCGGATTAGGACGCGTGCATGTCATGCGCACACCGATCCGCATGCGCGCGTTCCATACCGGCCGATGGATGGATTGATATCGGAGGCCGGCGGGCATGGCTTGGGAGTAAAGCCCGGATATCCGCGTCCTCGGCGCGAACAAGACTCCGCGAATGACCGGGCCGAGATGCCCCCGGCATCGTGTCGCATGTGCTTGCCCTGGAGGGCGGCCCCGGCAGCCGATCGGCGGGATATTTCTCCGGCCGTTGGGTGGCCTGTGCCGCTGTTTTCCTCGCTGTCGCTACGGAAAACAGTCTCTCTCCGGTTTAAGATTCTATCAGTAAGGTACCTTTCCAAGATTCCAGATTGTGGAAACAGGACATGGTTAATCGGTTCGACAATCTGTCGCTGGAGGAGATGCTTGATCGCGAGGCGGAGGCGCGGACGGCTGCGGACGAGCTGCGGCTGGCGATCTTCAAGCGGCTGCTTGCCGGCTGTCCGGTGAAAATCGGATACGTATACCGGTTTAATGATCAGGTTCTCCCGCGGCGCATCGGCAAGGAATTTCTGGTGTGCGGTTTGCGGGCCGAAAATTTTTCGCTGTCTGTTGCTGGATATGCGCCGAAATACGCGGTCGGGGTTCATGGGTTCAACGCATTGAAAAACTCAAGCGCTGGCGATGGATTTGGGATCAAGCCTCATGTGGTGCGCGGGTGGGAGGTCCTGGATATCTCTAGCGGCCGCGTCGGCCCGCGCGAGGAATTGTTGAAATACGCAAAAATCGTGGAGAAATCGAATGGGTGAGGAAACTGGAATTGCGTGGTGCGACTCGACGTTCAACCCGTGGATCGGGTGTCAGAAGGTCTCTCCCGGCTGCGATAATTGCTATGCCGAGACGCTGATGGACAAGCGATATCATCGGGTGCAGTGGGGTCCTCATGGGGAGCGGGTGCGGACGTCGAAAGCCAACTGGCGGAATCCGTTGAAGTGGCACGCCGGTGCCGCTGAGTTTGCAGCTGTACATGGGCGCCGGCGCCGCGTGTTTTGCTCGTCGCTGGCTGACGTTTTTGACAAGGCTGCGCCGGCGGGCGCGCGGAGTGATCTGTGGGGGATGATAGAAGAAACGCAGGACATGGATTGGCTTCTGCTGACGAAGCGGATTGAGAATGTTCGGAAGTTTATCCCGCCGGCGTGGCGCGAGGAGCCATATTGGCCGCGAAATATCTGGCTGGGCGTGACGGCAGAAAACCAGGAGGCGTTCGATGCGCGCTGGCCAGTCCTGCAATCGATTCCTGCGGCGGTGAGGTTTATCAGTTATGAGCCGGCGATCGGTGCTCTCAGGTTTCGGCCGGAGGACGTCGAAGGCTTGCACTGGCTGATCTGTGGGGGAGAAAGCGGAGCAGGTTTTAGGGATATGCCAGAGGAGTGGGCTGACGAAGTGAGGTTCGATTGCGGGTTGGCTGGCGTGGCGTTCTTCATGAAGCAGATGGCCGGAAAGGGTGAGATACCGCACTGGCTGGAGGTCCGCGAATTCCCGGTGGTTGCATGAATGGAGGGAATTCGGCGGATGAGCGCAAACCGCTGCCGCATGATATTGCGCTCGAGCAGGAGCTGCTGGGCGCATTGCTGTTGTCCAACACGGTTTTCCCGCTGGTCGACGCGCGCGTGCAGCCGCATCATTTTTTCGAGCCGCTACACCAAGAAATCTATGATATCTGCGCGAAGCTGATCCGCGCGGACAAGCCGGCCACTCCGACGACGATCGGCGCATTTCTCCCGAAAGACGTCACGGTTGGTGGGGAGCCGTTGAGAAAATATCTCGCGGCCATGGCGGCTAACGCCACGACGATTATCAATGCTCCTGATTTCGCGCAGATGGTGAAGGACCTTGCCGATTATCGGGATATCATCAAGCTGACGGAGGAGATGGGGAGCCTGCGCGGGCAGGTTGATCCGACGGAAATCGCGACGGCTGCGATCGAGCAGTTGAGCGTCATTGTCGAGGATCGGACGGACGTTGGGTCGCCGGCGCTAAACATGGATCAGGCAGTTGCGCGAGCGGTCGATGCCGCGGCGGCCGCGTTCCAGAATGACGGCAAGCCGCGCGGGCTGCCATACGGGCTCCGGGCGCTGGATGACAAGACGTTGGGAGCGATGCCGGCGCAGCTCATTGTGCTGGCAGGGCGGCCCGGCATGGGCAAGTCGGCGCTGGCGCTTGGGATTGCGCGCAACATGGCGGAGGCGGGCAGCAAGGTGTTGTTCTGGAGCGGGGAAATGCACGACGTCGATCTGACGCATCGCATGCTCGCCGATAAAATGTGGGCGCCTGGCAGGCGGCTGTCATATTGGCAAATCTCCTCGGGGAAGTTTCGCGAGCAGGATTTCATGCGCATCCGGGACGCGGCGATCGAGGTGGGAAAATTGCCGCTGCGGATCGAGCAACAGCCTGGATTGACGGTGACACAAATCGGCGCGCGCGCGCGGCAGATGAAGCGGAGGCAGGGGCTGGATGCGCTGATTGTCGATCACCTCGGGCTGGTCAAGCCATCTGGCAGGTACGCCGGCAACAAGGTGCAGGAGACAGGCGAGATCACAATGGGGCTCAAGGTGCTGGCGAAGGAATTGGGTATTCCGATCATTCTGCTGGCGCAGTTGAGCCGCGCGGTCGAGGGGCGGGATGACAAGCGGCCGGTAATGGCCGATTTGCGCAATTCGGGTGATATCGAGCAGGACGCCGATACGGTCCTGATGCTCTATCGAGCCGCCTACTATGAGGCGAAGAAGGAGCCGCCAGCCGGAAGCGGAGAGTTCATCGTCTGGGAAGAGAAAATGCGGCAGGTGCAAAACAGGCTGGATTGCATCGTGGAAAAACAGCGATCTGGGCCGACGGGGACGGTTCGGCTGTACTGCGATATCGCTTGCAACGTGGTTCGGGACGAGTTTTCGGAGATGGATGACAGCGGGCCCGCTTTATCGGACGAGGATGCGAAGGGGCTTTTGCTGTGACAGCCTACTTTCACGTTGGTGATTGTATCGAGACGCTGCAATTACAGGAGGGCCCATGACCTTCACCGCTACAACGATACGCAAGTTGCGAGAGCTCAATCTGCCGCAGGAGACATTCGATCGCATCCTGGAAATTTTCGAGGAGGCGCGGGAGTCGAGACCGAAAAAGAAGGGCTCGGCCGACGATCGGCGGCAGCGTGGGACGAGGCTTCCGGACGATTGGGGATTGCCGGCGGAGTGGCACGATTGGGCGCTCGAGCTCGGGCTGAGAAAACCGGAGATCGATCGCGAGGCAGTAAAGTTTCGGAATTACTGGCTCAACGCGGCAGGAGCCAAAGGTGTCAAACTGCGATGGGATTTGACGTGGCAGACATGGTGCGAAAAGGCGCTGCAATATCTTGGGCGTGAGCCGGCGGCGCCGAAGGCGAAAGGTGGGGGAGGTGGAGCGCCTAGTGCCGTCAAGTTCGATGATAAGACGTGGCAGGCGATTTCGAGGCGCTACAAATCGACGGGGCAGTGGAATCCGGAGTGGGGTCCCGGCCCTGATCGGATGGATTGCCAGATGCCGGAGAAATACCTGTGAGATATTTCTCGGTCGCGAGCGGCATTGAGGCGGCGACAGTTGCCTGGCATCCGCTTGGTTGGGAGCCTGTCGGTTTCGCGCAGTTTGATCCAGAGCACGACTATCGGCGGGGTCCGGATTTCGCATCGGCGCTGCTCAATATTCACTATCCCGACGTGCCGAATTACGGCGATATGACAAAATTCCAGGAGTGGCCTGATGCAGCTTTCAATGTTCTCGTCGGCGGAACTCCCTGCCAATCCTACAGCGTCGCAGGACTTCGTGGCGGATTGGATGATCCGCGTGGCGACCTCATGCTCACCTATGTTGCAATTGCTCGGCGATATCGGCCCGAGTGGGTGGTCTGGGAGAACGTCCCCGGTGTCCTTTCGGACGACTGCGGACGAAGTTTTGGAACACTTCTGGGATTGCTTACCGGGCGACGGGTCGAGGTCCCAAGCGGAGGGTGGGAGTCTGCGGGAGCTGTCGAGTGCTACAAAAGCGCATACGGCGTCGCATGGCGAATCCTTGACACTCAATTTGTCAGAGTGGACGGGTTTGGCCGGGCTCTCCCTCAACGACGAAGGCGTGTCTTCGTTGTCGGATATTCTGGAGATTGGCGACGTGCAGCCGCAGTATTATTTGAGCGCTCGAGCATGTCGGGGGATAGTTCGCCGCGCAGGTGGGCGGGGAAAGAAGTTGCCGGACCTATTAGCGCGAGCTCTGGAAAGCGTGGCGGGGGCACAGAAGGGGAGCGAGGAGGGCTGATTGCGGAGGTGGCGCCTCCGCTTTTGTCAATATCCAAAAATACTGGCGGCCGGTTTCCGTGGTTGGATGCTGATACGGCGCTCTCTTTGATCCCTGAGGTGGCCAATCCCCTGACGGCGCGCATGTTCAAGGGCGTCAACACCACCATGGACGAGGGGCAGACGATGGTTGTCGAGCCCATGGCATTTGATGAGACGCAAATTACCCATCCGGAAAACAGGTCTCGGCCGCGGCCTGGACAGCCGGCGCCAGCGCTCGCTGCGGGCGCGAGGCCGCCGACGGTGGCGTATATGCAGGCGGTCGCCGATCCGCTGGTGGTGAATGAGCGTGGCACCTATACTCACGAGGGAAGTGGAAATTTTCGGACGCGCAATGTTCTGGCTCAAATGAAAGAGGCGGAATGGAAGGTGAGGCGGTTGACGCCGGTCGAGTGTGAGCGGCTGCAAGGGTTTCCGGACGGCTATACGAATATCCCTTGGCGCGGGAAAAACGGCGCCCCGGACGGTTCCAGGTACCGGGTTCTCGGAAATAGCATGTCAGCCAACGTCATGCGGTGGCTCGGGCGCCGGATTGAAATGGTCGAAAATATTTGCAAATAAAAATTGACATTCTCGTTTTTTAGTCCATTATAGGGCCATCGCTGTCGAGGCAATGAGCCTCAACCTTTCGGGGAAGCAAATGACAAAATCCGAGATCATGAAGCAGGCCCATGTGGTCGCCAAACGCGATCTGCGACTTTACGATTCCTATCGTGAGGCGTTCGCTGACGCGATGCGCGCCGTCCACAAAAGCCTGCGCACGCCTCCGTCGACAACGGGGTTTTTCATCAAGGAGCCTTGGTACAAGGCGAACCGGTATTCTCGGCAGCATGGCTGGGTGGAGCTGTGACCATGTTGGCACCGGCTTCTAAAATCATCGTATGTTGCGGCTACTGCGCTGGCGAGGGACAAATCCAGCGGCCGGATAGGGAGGATGGAGGCTATCTGGTCTGCCCGGAATGCGACGGTTCTCCGCTATCCATTGTCGGGCGAGGCGACAAAATCGCCACGGATTATTGGCGCAAGCCGGGTCCGACGAATCAATTCGATTGGTGTGCCTGTTTCGAGGACGACGAACCGAACGATAGCGGCTCGATGCTGTCTGGCTATGGCGCGACGGAGTCTGCGGCGATCGAGGATTTGCTGCGGCTGGCGGCGGAAGAGGCGGAGTGGCGAGGGTGAGTATTCGCGCGCTGTCGATCGAGATGGAAATTGCGCGCCGCGCCGCTGAGGCGGAGGTGGGCGCAGTATTCATGCTCGGAGGCAATGGGCGCGAGGCAATCGCGGCCTACCATCGCGTGCTCAAAGAGATTCTATCTATTGCGCGGAGGTGCGAGCGTGTCCCAAGCGGAATTTGAGGCGTGGATTATCATTGTCGGAATGGTGCTCGTCATTATCGGGGCGGTAATGGTCCTTGGTGCGGGAGGCTTTTTGATCAGCGTGGGAGCGATGCTGATTGCCGTGCCTGTGTTCGCTAGGGCTGGATTCTAATGATGGCCATGACGCCTAAAGAATTTCAGGAGGCGCGGCGAGATTTCGGGATGAGCCGGAAGGCTTTCGGTCGGATGCTCGGGCTGCGTGGCGACTCGAAAACGCTCTACACTGCGGTGAAGCGCTACGAGATGGACAAGTCGGAAATTCCAGAGCCTGCGGCGCGGCTGATCCGCATGCTGATCTGGTTCAAGGACGATCACGGCTATTTGCCGGATATCGAATGCGGCGCGCGCAGTCCAATGCTAGCGCTGGTAGAGGGGGGGAATGAAGATGAAAAAGATCACTAAGCTAACGGCAGCGCAAGAGCGGCTCCTAATCGAGTTCCGAGAAGAATGGCGCGGCTACGGTTTGTGCTGCGACCCCGCCGACTTCGCTACTGGTGATGAGATAATTCGCGGCTTCTATCGCCGGCTGAACAAGCCAGACCCAATGATTCTCCACTTCTCATCGCCGGCCATGTGTGAGTTGGCAGTGAATTTTATTTTTGCGATTTTGGCCGAAAAGAAGCCGGCGCAGCTCTACAGCCAGCTCTACAGCCAGCTCCGCAGCCAGCTCGACAGCCAGCTCTACAGCCAGCTCTACAGCCAGCTCGACAGCCAGCTCGACAGCCAGCTCTACAGCCAGCTCCGCAGCCAGCTCTACAGCCAGCTCTACAGCCAGCTCTACAGCCAGCTCGACAGCCAGCTCTACAGCCAGCTC